GGGGTTGTTTACACATATCGTCCAAAAGTTCAATAGAGATGCAACCTATCAATTAAGATAGGAAGTCATTCAGTTGATTAATTAGCAAATCAATTTCCAGAGGTTCTTTCTGCCCGGTTAAATTGAACCGTCCGCCAAGATTGACATGTTGCCATGCAATAGGAGACACTCTTTTAATTCGTTCAATTATTTCAAGCTTCTNCGTTATATCTATTTGTTCTANCAGCTTGCTAANAAGAAATGTGTTATAAAAAATGATAGCATTGCCAACCAGCCTAGAACATTCATTCCAGATATGTTGTTCTTTTTCTGTATCAACGCGAAATTTACCAGCATTCTCATGAAATATGGCGCGGTGCAGTTGATGATAAGCTTCACCACGGTTTAGAGCTTTTTGTACGTTTTGTCTAAGTGTCAAATTATCAATATATTTCAAAATATAAATGCTTTTATAAATATTATCTAGTTCCCACATAGCCCGTTTCGTGCGATTTTTTCTGGCATATGAGCTCAGCTTACCTATAATCACGCTCTGTGTGGTGCTCTTCAATCCTAATGACACCAATATTCTTTGTACGTTAGGCCATTCCTCTATGATGCACTGTTCTCTGATTTTTTTTGATGGTTTTAATAGCATATCTTCGTAATTAGCCATGTCTTTAAAACCGCAAAGCGATTCTGTTTGGGAACAGATGTCCTTGTAGCGTGGTGCAAATACATAAAGAAAAGCATGGAGAATCAAAAAGTTAACCTTGTTTGTTCCATGAGTGTCAACGGAGTGAAGATCACTCTGAATATTCGATGTATTATTGTAGAGAATATCGAAGACGAAATGGCTCTCATGTTCATTTGCACCAATAATTTTAGCGTTGACTGGAACATTGTTGGAAACTAGTGTGTATGCGGATACGCCCTTACTAAGTCCGAAATACTTTGGTGAATGTCGAGCATTGATGGTGTCTTTTTGAGTCTCTACCTTTTGCCCATCGCTGCTGGAGTGAGTAGTGCCCTCGGCAATGTTGAAATGCGTAAAGGCAGACAAGTTAAATAGTGCATTGCTAATTTTGTCATTTGCATTATGAAGATTTTCTGCTGTCAGATAACTCTTTGTGGCTGAAAATAATGTTTGATACGTTATATCAGAACTCTCGGCCATTTTAAATAGACCTTTATTAGTAGCCAGCGCGATTACCGCACCAGCAATATAGTCGTTTTCGCTTTCGCTTTTCATATAGTGGCCCATTCGATGGGTAAAAGCACTCATAAATCCACAATGCGAGTCTACAAATGACAGGAGTTCCCTAATTTCAATTTGCGGTAAATTAGCGAAAAGGGGATGGTTAGTTGTATCCTCTTGTTTCTTATATGGAAGGGTCCATGAAATACTTGTGCCTGAACCAATCAATTTGATTCCTTCATTTTCCCCATTCTTAATGCGCTGATTAACAGTTACTATCAACGTTTCAAGCTCTTCCTTCAATTCCGAAAGAGTCTCCTCGATTGGATTGGAAAGAATAGGAAGATTTAATTCCCGAATAAGCTGATCTTTATTTTCCCACTGTTTGTCGTTTATGAGATCGTCTTCAAAACTTCGAAATCGCACGCTATCACGAATGTAAACATCTCCCGAATCCAAGCTCTGACGCAGTAGGGAATAGACCAGAAACTCATATCGGTTAGTACGAATCTCTGTAAATTTTCGCAAACTTCCATGGACTTTGATTTTTTTCTTTTCAATGATATACCGTCTGAGTTTACGGTTAATAAAGTCTTTCGGGAAAAGGTCTGACGCGACGCCTGACAAGGCTTTCTTTTCTTCGATTTTCAACTTAAGAAAAGAAACTGCATCGATGAGGCTATCTTTTTTAGAAGTACTTACAAAGTCAATGCTCATCAGAATTGGTCGAATGTTTATCTTAAACGTTGGTGACAATTTTTCGCTCGCCTTCCACTCAAGCTCCACCTGGTCGAATCCTGTTTTAGAAATATATGTAGTGACCGTGGGAAACTTATTTTTTTCGAGAAGACTGAATGCCAGTTGCCTTACTTCTCCAAAAGGAGTTTCGTCAGATATTTTATCGTCAACAAATAGGTCAAGTATTTTACCAGTATTCCCCAACTGTTGGTTACTTTCCATTCTCAACTCATAGATACTATTTTTAGACGCTAATTTGGCAGCAACCTCATATTTTCTCACGTGATATATGAACGTATTCGCTAAGTTGTCATTAATTCGCTGGTAACGATGATAGACGAAACAAATAAGGTAGATATATGCTAACAGGTTACTGAACCGCCGAATACTGAAGATACTATAATACTCCACAAAGGCTGCATAGTAGTTGATATTATCGTCTGAGACTTCCAAAAGGGGCAAAAAACCCTTGGCGAAGTCGTAAATTGGTTTCAATCGTTTCTGCTTGGTAATCTCCCGGGAAATCTGCTTATGGCTGAAATCTTTAGGTTCCTTTTTCAAGAGTGTAAGTATGTAAGAGTTGTCGTCAAGTGTCAAAAGTTCCTGCAGTCTTGTTTCAACGTCTTTGGTAATATGTTGCTTGGAAAAGACTGAAAGTCGTTCTCTTTCTTCGATAATTGCTTTACTGATAATCTTTTGCATTGTGCTATATGCAGGGAGTACTACTTTCGCTTTTTCGAGATAATCCAGAAGGTCTTTGAATATGTATATCGGTTTCGCGGATATTTTTATGCAACGTCTCGCCCGTTCCTGAAGACTTTCTTTCCAATTGGCATCACAGTCGTGATAGCTAACCAGAGAGAGAATTTTTTGTTGTTGATACCAACGAGTACTTTTAACTATATTGAAGGTATACGAGATAGATTCTGTGGGAAAATACTTGTTTTTAATGAATTCAAAGTCTTCTTTAATTTCATTATTAGTGAAGCTGAAAAACATTCGCTTGGCCTTAAAATATCCCAATTGAAGAATGAAAAATACTTTCATATCCAATGGATGACTATGAGCGAGGGCATATTCGTCGGCATCCATTGTAAAATAAAGGAACCGTTCTTCCTCGGATAGTTTAGGTAGTTTATAGATGTCATCGATTTCATTTGGGGAGAGAATAGTGATCCTTTCTACGAATTCTTTCAAGAACATTCCTCCTAAAAACACTAGTTATGCCAACATTTATTCTTTTTATTACATTAGGGACGCTTAATATTACAGATTGAGATTTATATAAACCGAATCTAGCTCATCTTTCGTGATCCCGATATAGGCTAGGCTTACTGATGGTGCTGAATGGTTTAAAAGCTTTTGAATCCGACTGATATCTATGCCGGTTTGGTAAGCGTGGTAACCAAAAGTTTTTCGCATAGTATGTGTGCCAATTGGATCCGTAATACCTACAGTCCGGGCTGCCGCGTTAATGATCCGGTATGCCTGTACTCGACTGATGACTTGCCCTCCCTTTCTACTGGGGAACAGGGTCGATGCCACGGGTAAATTAGTTTCAGCTAGATATTCTTTAACTGCCTTAACACAGGTCTCCGAAAGAGGGAAATCTTTTTCTTTACCCGTCTTGATTTCCAAGATTCGAATACGATTCTGGCGATATACGTTGCTGACTTTTAGCTGCAGCAAATCAGAAATCCGTAAGCCGGAGTTGATTCCTAAAGTGAAAAGCAACCAGTCCCGAAGGCTTTGCGCTTTTAGCACTTTTTTCATATCCGCTAGCTTTTTTTTATCGCGAATGGGTTCAACTGTTCTCAAAACTTATCGTCTCCCTTAATGTATCTCTATTGCTTATATTATATAAAAGAAGTACATTGAAATCAAGTTCTAAAATGTTTTTATAATTCATAATGCCCATTAGTCCAGTAAAATCAAGGGTTAAGAGGATTTTTGCGAATGTAACACAAGTGAGTTGTGTTACATTCAATATTAAGATTTAACTCTCTATTGAACTTTTGGACGGTATGTGTAAACAACCCCAAATTCAATAGGTGGCGATAAAAAAAATACGACTACAGCTACGGTACCTAAAACTACAACTAAAGCTGTAACACCTGCAACACCAAAAGTAAAGACATATTCAGACGGCAAATATTTAGTCAAGAAGGACATTCCGAGCGGACTATACCAAGTAACTTTAACCGATACTTTAACGAAAATGGGTTACGTAGAAAGAGCAAAAGATTTAGAGATGGGATTAGATAGCATTCTCGCAAATATAATTTTGACAGGTAATGGTTATGTCGAAATTTTAGATACAGATGTAGTTGTTAAATTGCAAGGAGTAGAACTTGAACCTATAAATATTAAAAATTTAAAACCAGCAATAAAAAAAGAAGCTACTGATGGTATTTACTTAGTAGGATATGATTTAGCAGTTGGTACATATAAGACAGAGGTAACGGACACTACATCAAAAATGGGATATGTAGAGCGGTCAAAAAGTGTCGCTATGAATGCTGCTGATATTATTGCAAATGAAATTGTTCAAGGTCCGGGTTATGTTAAAATTGTAAAAGGTGATTTTGCAGTTAGATTACAAGGTGTAAAAATTACTCTTCAAGAATAATACTAAAAAACAAAAGCACTGGTTAATCCAATGCTTTTGTTTTTTAGTATAAATTTTTACAATAAAAGGTATTTCGCGATTATTATAGAATACTTACATATAATAGACCAATGAAGAGGTGGTTATATAGGTATGAAAAACAAACTCAAAGAAATTAGGATGAGAGAATATATGATGGAGCAAGGAGAGTTCGCAAAGTTATTAGGAATAACAAATAAAGTATATTGGAGCTGGGAAAATAATAAAAGTAGACCAACATTAGAAAAAGCTTTAGAAATATCTGATTTATTAAAAAAAGATATAAAAGAAATTTGGCACCTTGGATGAGGGTGTCTATTTTTTAACCTCTTAATCTAATATATTTTAATTATATCAAATATATTAGGAATATTTCTATAATTTTTACATACATTGTATTAAAGGATAAACGAAAGGTAGGGTAAGGTATGGCGAAAGAATCGCAAATAGTTCAAGTAAGTTTCCGTAAGAAAAGTAGAGACACCAGATTATTTATTTATGTAGAATCTTGTGAGGAAAAATCTGAGTTTGTAAAAAACGCTATTGAATTTTATATAAAATATTTAGATGGGGGTAAAAATTAATGAAACATTATGTTGGCGAAGTAATTAAAATTTATGATGGTGATCTTATAGGTTGGACTACAGCAACTTTGATAAAAAAGGTTGGTAATACTGGTAAATATGAACGTTGGACTATGATAACAAAAGAGGGCTCTGAGCTAAGAAGACTATTATGCCAAGAATGAGTGAAATTGATCTAAAATTATTAAACTTATTGCCAAATAGCATAGATGGACTTTTAAAATTCGCACTGTTATGCGTGGGTGTTTTGGTAGCATATAAAATATATGAAAAAAGGAGATGGAGTTAATGCTAGACACTGGGCTACTCTTTAAATTAGGGGCTGTTGGATTAATAGTCGTGGTCATAGAACAAATACTCGTTGGGGCTAAAAAACAAGATATAGCAACGATAATTAATTTTGCTGCAGTAATAATGTTAGTCGGAATAGTGGCCGGCTTAATGTCTAATTTATTTAATACTATTAGAACTTTATTTCAGTTATAGGAGGTAATAATGAAAAAATTACATGAGATTACTTATAAGATCTTTATTGGTACCTTTATATTTGCTATTGCTATCGTTCTTTCAGATGTATTGATATAGGAGGTGTAATAATGTATTTAGAGTTAGCAACATGTACAGGGTGCGTATATGGCATTTTAAAGCTATATAATTTTCAGGATAAAAGAATAAAAGATAACTTTAGGCAAATAGTAGAAAAAGCTGGGTTATATAATAATAAACATCAAAGTTTGAGGGTTAGGGAAATTAATAACTTAGAGTATGGATACAAGCTTAAAATCGGTGTCCCTTATGGATTAGGATTAGAAGATGTAGAAAAGCTAAAGGATGTACTATTAACTAACACAGGGGCAAAGGATATAGAGTTTAATAGGCTTGAGAATAAAAGTATGATAGACATTATTTTTACAACAAAGTCCTTTGAAAATATTAAATATGAGCCTAAAAAATTAAGACCTTTTGAAATTTATGTTGGATATACTCATTCTAATAGTGTAATTGTAAATCTTAATAAATTTCCCCACGTACTAGTGGGAGGCGACACCGGAACTGGCAAAAGTAGATTGCTATTATGTATATTAACTAATTTAATTTATAATTCAAATATCGATATTCATTTACTGCAGGTGAGAAAAAATGATTTAGGAGTATTCCAGAACTGTAAACAAGTAATTTCCTTTAGCAAAACTCTAACTGATGTACGTGATAGTTTGGAAAAGATAGATAAGGAGCTGCAGCGTAGAGAAATTCTTATAGATAATACAAAAGGTATCTATAATGTAGAAGATTATAATAAAAAAGATACTTATAAACTAAAATATAGTTATGTTGTTATTGAAGAATTTAGCTTTCTGAATATATCCAAGGGCGATAGCAAAGGAGAAAAAAAGACAAAAGCGGAATGCTTAAGATATATAAAAAATCTCGTAAATGTAGGTAGATCAAGCGGAATATTTTTAATAACATCACTTCAAAAACCCACCGCAGATAGTATTCCAACAGATATTAAAGCACAATTGACAACCAGGATAAGTTTAACTATAAAAGATACTTCAACAAGTGTTGTGGTGATGGGTGACAACTCCGCTACGCTACTTAAAGAAAGAGAGTTTATATGTAAGACCCTTAATATCGATAAAGGTCACACACTTACCATAGAGCATCAAGACGTTATAAAAAATATAGAAAATAGTTTTATTGAAAAGAATGCCCCTGAGGTTATACCAATAGTCCCAAATGGCTTAAATAATATTCTGAGTATGTTAAATGAACTTAACAACTAGAGATATTGATATTATCAATTTTATGGAGAAAAATCAAGGGGCCACAATAGATCAAATACAAAAGCTATTCTTTCCTGGTTATTTTTCAGCAGCAAATAGGTTAAGAATGTTAAATAATAATAAATTTATTAAAGCACAAATACATCCTATATTGGGTAAAAAGGTTTATTATCTTAAGAAAATACCAAGTTACCATAGCCTCGTTATAAATGATGTGGCAATTTTGTTAAAAGATAAATTAGATTTTATGCAGCGTGAATATAAAATAAAAAATAATCATGTTGATTGTATATTTATTCTAAAAGGGGGCATAATATTAATATTGGAAGTAGATATTTTTAATAGAACAAAAGGTAAAAAAATTGATGAAATTATCAATTCATTAGATGAAAAAAAAGCAAAATTTGAATTTTTAATAATAACAAAACATAAAGTTCAAAAAGAAAATAAAAAAGAAAAAATAAAATATATTGAGATAACAGAGATTGAAAAAAAGATAAAACAATATTTAATATAATACTATAGTATCGTAATTAAATATTTAATTATAACACCAGTAAAATCAATAGTTTAGAAGATATTAGGGTATTCAATAAGTTGAATACCCTTTTTAATACCCTTTTGAAGAGGAACATATGATAAAAACTAATTTTATAAATAACTTCCAAACTTCTTTACTTCTAACCCATTTTAGAATATAATAACTTTAGAAGTAAAGAAGGAGTGGAATTTATGATTATTAGTATTTTTAATCAAAAAGGTGGTTGTGGCAAAAGTACTACCTGTTGTAACCTTGGAGCGTATCTATCTAGGCATGGCAAGAGAGTATTACTCGTAGATATGGATCCTCAAGCAAATCTCACAGTAAGTGTTGGAGTCGATGATGAATCACTGGATAAAACTATTTATGACTTGCTAAGAAGTATAGAAATAAAGAAGGATAGAATTTTAGAAGTAATCCAGAAAACTTCATATGATAGACTTTATATTATGCCGTCAGATATTACTTTAAGTGATGCGGAAATAACTTTAAGTAATTTAATGAAACGTGAAGAAAGACTAAAAAAAATACTTGCAGAGGTTCAAGATGACTTTGATTATATTCTTATTGATTGCCCTCCATCATTAGGGCTATTATCAATCAACGCTTTAGTATGTAGCGATTATATGATTATACCTGTATCTCCAAGCTATTTCAGTATGAAAGGTGTAAAGCATCTAATTAATACATATAACCTTGTAAGAGATAATTTAAATCCTAAATTAGAGATAATGGGGATTCTAATTACTATATATAATAGTCGAAAAAATATAGCAAAAGATATTAAGGAAATACTTATTGAAACTTTTGGAGATAAAGTTTTTAAAAATCCAATTAGAATGGATGTAAAGGTAGAAAATTCACAAGATAACTTAATACCAGTTATATATTATTCTGAAAAAAGTAGAGCAGCAGAGGACTATATAGAGTTTGGAAAGGAAGTATTAAAATGGACAATAAAGACAAAGTAAGAATGGGTCAAAGTAAAGGAATTTTAGAAGGATTGAATATAAGAAGTAAAGAACATAAGAATGAAGGAATTTTAGAAGTAAAGAACAAAGGAATTTTAGACTGTACAAAGTCAAATGTTAAAATTAAGAGAAGTTATTTACTTTCAGAGGATACTATAAAAAAGCTTGGTAGAATGAAATTAGATGATTTCCCAACAGGAACTTCACTGGAATCAATAGTAGAAAAAGCGATAATAGATTATTATGAGCATAATCATAAATCATAATATATTGTCTTTATATAAGCCTAAACAAATATTAATAAAAGAAAGACACTATAGAGCAATCTAAGTGTCTTTCTTTTATTAATATTAAAATTCTGTTAAGGTTTATTTGTTTTTAACTATTTTAGGTATGAATTATACGTATTACATATGTCTTACGTTGTAATGTCATGTATTATATTACAAAATTTATTATTAATTAGTATTGCATTTCAATATAATATAGATTATAATAATAGTAATACATATGTATGTCATTGTAATGTATGACATATTCATATTAATAGGAGGTATTTATAATGGCAGATGTTATAAAACAAGCTAGTTTTAGATTAAGCGAGGATGATGTTGTAAAGTTTAGAGAAATAGCGGACCAGCAGGACTTAAATCAAGCAGAAATGTTCCAATCATTATTAAATTCTTTTGAAATGGCTAAAGCGAAAGGACAAATTACAAATAGAGCTAAAGAGGTAGAAACTTTTCAAGTAACAGTTAATACTTTGGTATCAATGTTTGTAAGTTCATTAGCTATTAATCAATCATCTGAGGACCGCATAAGAGAAGAATTATCATTAGAGCTTCATACTAAAGACAATTCTATTGCAGACCTCCAAGAGGAGAAAACAAGATGTAAAGAAGATTTAAAACTTATTACAGAAGATTTAGTTGCAAAGGATAAATCTATTAAAGAGATAGAATCTACACTTCTTAATTCAAATAAAGATTTATCGCAAAAAAACAATATAGTGGATAGTTTACAGAGCCAATTGAATACGCTTAATTCTATCGTAGATGAATACAAGGGGTTTAAGGACACTAATACTATATTAGAATCTAGCATTAAGGACTTAACCAATATTAACTCTAATTTGATTAGCAAAAACACAGATATTAAATTTAAATTAGATAATGAAACAAAAATGAAAGAGTTTTTTGAAAGTAAAATTGAAAGTTTAAATAATCATTTAGATATTAGTAATCAAGATAAAAAAGAAATAGAACTGGAGCATAAAAAAGAAATAGAGTCTCTAAAAAGCGATATTCAGAATAACACTATTAAATATAATGACTCCTTAGATGTAAATAACCAAGAGAGAAAAACATTAGAGCAGGATCATAAAACCCAACTAGAAGTTTTAAAAACTGAATTTAATGATAAGCTTGAAAAAGAGGCCCAAAAATCTAAAAATGAATTTAATGAAAGATTAGTTTTTGAAAAAGAAAAGATGCAGCTGGTACAAGATAAACTTAGTGATGAACTAAAAAATAATAAATTAAAATATAATGACATATTAGAAGCAGGTCTGCTAAATGAATAAAAAATTAAAAAAGAAAACTTTATGGATGGATACAGAAACAGGTGGCTTTATAGCTGATAAGCATAGTTTATTAACTATAGCTTTAGCTGTTTATGATGGTAAAAAAGTTTTAGAAATTAGAGAATGGAAAGTAAAACATAAAAATTATATAATTACACCAGGAGCTATGAGCCAAAACAAGATTGATATTATGTTACATGATGCAGCCGCTCAAGAAAAAAATGTAATTGTTAAAGAAATAATCCAGTTCATTAAAGAAAATTTTGTTGAAGAAAGACCCGCTATAGGTGGGCAAAATATTAAATTTGATATTGCTTTTATTAGTAATCTCTTTAAAGAATGCAATGAAGAATGGAATGAGCATGTTAGCCATAGAACAATAGATACGTGCGAAGTATTAAGATTTATGTATTATGCTAACAAGATAACAGAAGATGTATCTGCATTGGATAGAGCTGTTAAATACTTTGGTATAGAGGTTCAGGGAAGGCATACAGCTACAGGGGATATATTAGCTACTATTAAAATTTTTGAGAAGTTAAGGTCCTTGTAGTATCATAAAATGAAAATGTTTAGAGGTACAAAGGGAGGGAATATATAATATGAATAAATATATGAATCTAACTGCTATTGATAAAGATTTAATCAATCATTATATAAATTGTGCTATAGCATCAATATTGAGAAATTCAACGGATAGTGAGAACGAGTTTATAATAAGAGAATCCTATATCCATATAGATAAAAAAATTAGCTATGAAGATTTTGAACAGTCAGTAAATTCCAAAATGAGACTAATCATAAAATAATATTTAATATGCGTACTTCAATAATCTAGCACACGTCACGTTAGTGACGTATAAGTGCGCCTTTATCCTTTTAGGTAATATCATGAATTAAGCTAATTCAATTCAATTTAACTAAAATTTAATTAAATTGAATTAGTATTAAATTAGTATTAAATTAGTATTAAATTAAGATTTTATTAGATATATATAGTTATGCACCTCGTTAAAGTGTTGGTATATATATGTTTACAGGATATTTACTGCATATTTGCATCACTTATTTATAATTAATGTCTGCGTGCACCTCTATATAACCCATTGATGTTACTGGCTTTGCCAGTAATCTGTACGTGCTTTTGCATCACCCTTATCCAGCCTTTCCCTCTTTTTATTAATTATTAGGCTTAATACTCCATTCTAATTCAAAAATTAATAAAATTACTTTAATTTCTCAGTCCCATAAACGAGCGTATTGGTGCTCGTTTTTTTATAACTATTTTATCTATTGAATTCCCTATATTTGAATAGTACTATAAGTCGCACTAAAATCAATGAAATATAATTGTTTTTTTTAACGTTTATGGTACTATATATATAAGTAATATTATATAATATATGAAAAGGGGTAAAATATGCTGATAGGATATGCAAGAGTAAGTACACTAGATCAAAATTTAGATAGGCAAATTGATGGTCTTATTGATTATGGAATAAGCAAAAGAAATATTTATAAAGAAAAAATAACAGGTACTACAAAAGATAGACCTCAATTGATAAAAATGATTGAGGAACTCGAAAAAGACGATATAGTTATAGTTTTTGAATTAAGTCGATTAAGTAGAAGTACAAAGGATCTCTTTACTTTAATAGATCTAATTGAAAAAAAAGGAGCACAGTTTAAAAGTCTTAAGGAAAGTTGGCTTGATACAACTACAGCAACGGGTAAATTAATTTTCACATTTATGGCCGGGATTACACAATTTGAAAGAGATCTCTTAAGTGAGAAAACAAAAGAAGGATTAAATGCTGCAAGAGCTAGAGGAAGACATGGAGGTAGACCCAAGACTTATAATAAATTAAAAATAAAATTGGCGATAGAAATGTACTTAGGTAAAAAATATACTATTGCAGAAATAACAGATGCTACTGGACTAAGCAAGACATCTCTATATAGATTTATAAAAGCTGAAAAAATTGAATTATTACCTTATAAATAAATCTAACTATATAATTAATTTTACAAATGGAAGAAGGAATTAAATTGGCTACGTATATGAAGAATTTTAAAGATTTTGAAAGAAAATTTATAAATGAACCTTTTAGGAATATATGGTCTATAAAAATAAGCCCTGGAGCATTTAATAGTAAAAATTTAGAGGATTTTATAGATAATATAAATTCTAAAGGGTTAATTAATCTAATACCTGTTATTGATAAAATTTATAAATTAGTAGCATTTAGAGTAAATATACAAAAAACTATTTATATTTATACTCTTAAAGAGTGGAATTTTTATTTGAAGTAACCTTACGTAATTCAAAACTATAAAATAGTGTTTATATTTAGGATATCACCATTAATATACTCATCAGTTAAATTTAATTAAGACTTAGTTAAATTTAACTAATAAAAAATGTGGATAAGTTTTGTACTATACCAAAACTTATCCACATTAAATTTGACAATATATTAAATTGTATTGTATTATAATATCAAGTTCCAAAAAAGAATAAATATTAAACTATATGTTTTTAAATAAATAGTACAAAAAATACAAACGCCTGTAATCACTCACCGACCAAAGTTGATGATTACAGGACTTCACACCACCCCGAGGGGCTTTTGTTTACATTTAAAGTATACGCTTATAATACTATTAATATTCTTAATTGTAAAGTGTATTTTAAAATGTAAATAATGTAATTCTCTCCCGTTGGTGTCAAGATGTTTATTCTCTTGTGCTGATTAGGGGGATTTTTAATGTTAATGACGGAATTTGACTTACTAAGTGAAAATATAAGAGGTGAAATTACTAATAAAGTTGAAGGTAATTTTGCAAGGTCCACAACGGATAACATAGCAAGAGTACTTCATATATTGGCAGCTACATCAATCCATAATAGGGTTCAAATAGCACAATTAGAAATAGGCATCCAACTTAATCTATCTCAGAATAGAGTTTCGGAGCTATTGAAATTAGCTAAGAAAACAGGACTAATAGGTATAGATATGATTTGTAGATGTGGAGATATACGAAATGAATACACACTTTTAGATAATTCTATAATTAATACTATCAAAAAAATAGTGTTTAAATCGTCGCAGGCTGACCCTAGAGCGAGCATTGACCTTGCTATAAGTAATACTATGTCTTTCTATAAATTAGAAGGAATACCAATACATATCTTAGAAGAAGTTAAACGCAGAATCCCTATAAATGAATTTAAAAAAGCTAATGGTATTTTAAAATACTTCCAGAAGACATTAAGAACAGTTAGAAAAGAATTGTTAGAACCTGCAGCTTCCAATACATATAAATCTAAAAAAGGTAATTTTACCAATTATCCTCAAAGAAAATACGATTTTGATGAACTTGAAAAGAAATTATTAGGGACTAATCCAACAGAGCAAGCTGATGAAGAAAAAACATTTGATGTTCAGGAGGCTTTGAAAAAACTTAGAGAGTGATCAAATTTAATTAAAATTGAATTAAGGAGAGCTGTTCCCAGTACGGACACTATCTCATTTTAGTAGTATGCTTATTTAAATTTAATTTAATAAGGATGCTTATTTGTTTTTTCATAAAACCTATATAATAATATTATTTATGGCTTAGATTTCATTTTATATGTTAAATTTACCTTTTATATATTAGCATATCGAAGCAACGTTATGCCAGGCTTATTTAAAGATATGCCATAACAGAGGAGCGATTTTATCTATTAAAAAGATAGATTTAAGATTGATCTGATAGAGTTTCACATTATATAGGGATTATTTGAATTTAAGTGAATTGAGTTAATTAAGATTAGGAGTTTATTATTGTTTCTATTAGTTCAATAATTTTAGTTTGAACATTATTCGATAATGTTCTAAATTTTAATAATAAGTTAATTTCTCGTGTAGTAACATTTGTTACAGCTGGCGCATCTGAGGTATTAGGAATTTCTCTTCCTGTAGTTCCAATGATCCAATCAGAAGATACATTAAAGGTATCACTAACAGCCTTAATAAATTCTGCAGATGGCACATGTCCTCCGAGTTCTATTTTAGAAATATGGCCACGTGTGAAGTGTATAGGTAATTTATCAGCGAATTGTTTTTGAGTTAAGTTATTTGTAGTGCGTAAAATATATATGTTATTAGCAATAACCTTTTTTATATCAATTACAATCGCCTCCAATAACTTAATCATATTGTATAATATCATCTAAACGCATTAACAAAAAGAAATGCTCAAATATTATGTGGTAATATTTGAGCATTTGAAAATATAGTTTTAATTTGTTTTTATGAAATCATATTTAATTTTAAATATGAACACGAGGATATCTTTTTTTAATAAAGACACTTGATTTATTCACCTTCCACTAAGATTCTTAGCATTTCATATCTAGTTACCAAAAAAACGTTCGACAATTTTTCCAATTTATTGATTGACATTCCATGAAAATTACCATTTTCAATCTTAGATATATATGCCTGACTAACACCAACCATTTTACCAACCTGTTTTTGACTAAATCCCCTTTTATTTCTCATTTCTTTCATATTCATACTTATATTATGTCAAACTTTGTCTAAATTTACATTGCATAAAATATGGTAATGTCGAAAGTATAACTACCAGTCATATTTTAAGTGCTAAAATATTAATTAAGGGGTGTGATTATTTATGAAAAAAATGAGTATAAAATTGATTAATGGATGTAATGACTTGAGGAAATTGGAACTAATACATTATTTTATAAAAAAATTATTAAAAAAATAAAGTAGCAGGGAATTATTCCCTGCTACTTTATTTTTTTAAACTATTAATTATTTTTTCTACAACAGTCCATTCAGATTCGTCTAATCTAGCTAAAGTTAAAAATGCTTTTTTAGCAAATTCGTTTTTATCAGCTAAAATATTTATTACGAAATCTAAGAGTTCTTTATCTTCCTCTATTTTGGTAAACATTTCGCCATTACCTGACTTGATCCATTCCTCATTGATATTAAATTCTTTACATATTCTTTTCATATTTCTTTCAGTAAGGGTTATTATACCTGTTTCAATACTCGCATAGTTTGACCTGCTTAAGTCTATTTTTTTAGCAAATTCCTCTTGGGTTAAGTTTAGATCTTTTCTTAACTGCTTTATTCGGGCTTTCATTTATACACCTCCTTAATGTAGTTTATCATTTTATAAAATGTTTGTAAAGGACAAATTTAATTCAAAATACGACTTGTTTTTTACTGTAAAAGGAGTTATAATGTCTTTAACAGGAATTAAGTTATAGGTTTTAAATCGAAAGGAAGTGAGAAAATGAAAAATACAAAACCAAAACAAGAAAAAATGATTAAGATGTTGAACAATTTTATGGAGTTGAAAACAGAGGACCAAATTTATGTAAGCGGAATTGTGCAAGGCATATATTTAAAAAAAGAAACTAAAGAACTATCAGCTTAAGCATATAAACCTTATGTCTTAATAATTCTAAACCGTAATATACCGCAACGGTATTTAACCCCAGCAGAGGATAACAAAATGATGATAAGGGGATGAAATAGTGACACCTATAGAAAAATTGAAAGTTAAACTAGAAAAAGCAATTTTTAAAAATAATTTCAACTTGATTTCTACAGAAGTAGTTGAGTTATCTCAAAAATTAGATATAGAGATAGTAAAGGAACAGATGGGAAAACTGCTATATAAAGCGGCCTAAAAAAATAACTTAAAATAGTAATTGCGATTATAGAGGTGACTTATGAAGTATACAATTCAAGGATTTAGTCAAAAAAAAATGATTGAATTAGGCTTAGATGTAGTAGATACGTTATTACTTAGATATTTTATAGATTTTAAAGATAGTGGCTCAATGATTAAATCAAATTTTGAAGGTGAAATTTATTATTGGGTTAACTATCAAAATGTAATAAAAGAATTACCAATACTTAAATTAAATAAGGCAGATAGTATATATAGAAGATTTAAAAAAATGGCTGATGTAAATATATTAGACCATAAAACAAAGAAAGTAAAAGGTACCTTTTCATTTTTTAAAGTAGGAGCTGCTTACTTAAATTTAATATCTGATAGTACGGATATAAATCCCGACCCCTCCGGATACAAATCCCGACCCGGTACGGATGAAAATCCCGAACAAAAGATTAATCTATTAAATAATCAATCTATTAAATATATATATACCTTCTGGAATAGTCAAAAAATAATTGAACATAAAAAACTAACAGATAAATTATCAAGAGTAATTAATAATTCTCTTAAAGATTATACACAAGAAGAAATAGTCCAGGCTATTACAAATTATAAAAAAATATTAACAGGATCTAATTATTACTTTAATTATAAATGGACCTTAGAAGAATTCTTGAAACGAGGATTAGAAAAGTTCTTAGGGTGGGAAGTATGCAGCAGCAATTATAAAAATAAAGAAAATAGTTTTGCACCTAAAGTTGCAAAAGCTAATGCCGGAGCTTATAAAGAAATTTAAAAAGGAGATTTCTCATGCAAGAATTTAAATCACTGCCAAATAATTATGAAGTAGAAGCTACGATATTAGGAAGTATTCTAACAGATCCTAAGTCTTTAAATGATGTATTAGAAATTATTGATATAAATGATTTTTATAGAGAAAGCCATAAAATAATTTATTCAGTTTTTTTAGATCTATTTTCACATAATATAAAAATAGATTTTATAACAGTAGCTGAGGCATTAAGTAAAATTGATTCTTTGGAGAATTGTGGAGGAATAACATACCTTGCGCAAATGGCTGAAAGTATTTTAAGTACAGATGATATAAGAGCTTATGCAGAAATAATAAAAGAAAAATCTAATAAAAGAAAAATAATAAAAATTGCAAATGAACTTTTAGAAAAAGGCTATAATGTAAAACTAAATTCTAAAGAAATTATAAGCAATGTTGAAGAAAGTTTATGTAATTTGGTGCTTAATACTGAGGATAGAATGTGTGATATTGATTTAGTTATGGATGCTACCCTTAAATTACTTGAAGATAATTATAAAAATGGAGGCGGAATTACTGGCATTAGTTCTGGATTTGAGGAAATAGACAGAGTAACAAGCGGACTCCAAAAGCAAGATTTAATAATTATAGCGGCAAGGCCATCCATGGGTAAAACTACACTGGCAGTAAATATAGCAAATTATGTTGCTAAAACAAAACAAGTAGCTATATTTAGTTTAGAAATGAGCAAAGAACAGTTAGTACAAAAGGAATTATCTGCAACAGCTCTTGTCGAATATGACAAAATACGAAGTGGGAAGCTAGATAATAAAGAGTGGGAGAAGGTAGCAGATGCGTCAGGCCGTATAGCTAGTTTAAAACTAAAGATTGATGATACTGCAGCACAAAGTGTAAATGTAGTAAAAGCTAAGTGCAAGAAATTAAAAGCACAAGGTGGATTAGACCTAATAGTAATAGATTATCTCCAACTTATGCAGGGTAATGGTGAAAAAAATAGAGAACAGGAAATTAGCACTATTAGCAGAGGACTTAAAGCAATAGCTAAAGAATTAGACATAACGGTAATTGCACTTTCTCAATTATCACGTGCTCCAGAACAAAGGTCAGATCATAGACCAATGTTGTCAGACCTTAGAGAATCAGGATCTATTGAACAAGATGCTGACGTTGTTATTTTCTTATATAGAGATGAGTATTACAACAATGAGACAGAGGATAAAAATATAGCTGAATGCATAATTGGTAAACAAAGGAATGGGCGTGTAGGCACTATAAAACTTGCATGGTTAGGTCAGTATCAAATGTTTGCGAATTTAGATGTGATTTATAGTGGAAGATAATAAAAAGATGTTAGCTGATATTAAAGAGATTACAGAGGCATTAAACATTACGGCAGACTATGCATTAAGTATGCAGACAGTTACAAAGTATAAACCAAGTTCTGCACCTAATATTTTAAATGTAATGAGACTACTTAATCGTATTAAAAAAGATTATAAAATTTAGGAAGGTGCAACATGAATAAAGTTGTTTTGGTCGGAAGATTAACAAAGGATCCTGAGTTAAAGTTTGCTCAGGGAACAGGTACCGCGGTTGCAACTTTCACTGTAGCTGTAAATAGAAGATTTAAGAGAGATGGTCAACCAGAAGCGGATTTTATACCAGTGGTAATTTTCGGTAAGCAGGCAGAAGCATTAGCTACTTATGTTGTGAAAGGTAGGCTTATTAGTATCTCTGGAAACATTCAAACTAGAAATTATGAGGCTAAAGATGGTACTAGGAGATATGTTACTGAGGTAATTGCTGATGAAGCTGAATTCCTAGAATGGGCCACTAATAAAAAAGATAGTACATCAGGTCAAAATTCAAGTGTTGAAAGTGAATTTGGTAGTGATATTACGCCAATAGATGATGGTGAGATTCCATTTTAGAGGGGATTAAAAATGGACATAAATAGAATATCTAATAGAGCTATTGAAATATATAGTACAAGCTTTTATGGGATTAAAGAATCTATAGATAAAGCTAAAGAAGAATTATTAAATAATAAAAGGAGAGTAGCATGGGTAAATGGGGAGAACTGGCTCGACAGACTTATTTAGATATTAAAATACAACATTTAAAAAATATGAAACAAGCGGATAAAGATTGCACCGCTGTGGTTATAGATAATATTTATAGAATTAAAAAAAGAACGAGGAGGCGTTAAGATGAGTAGCAGAATGTCTGCATTAAAAAATAAAATCGCAAAATTAGAAGGTTCATTTACTCTTAAATTTATAAAAACTCTAAATAAACAAATAATAGAGCTGAAACAAGAAGGACAATGCAAACAAGTAAGTATTGATAGTTTGGAGCTTTTGCTAGATAGCGCAAATGAAAATATAGATAACCTGAATAGATATGTTAAGAAAATAGAAGATAAAAAAATTAAAAACAGGCTTAAAAAATTATTAGTTGGCTAATATGTGATTTGAAAATAAATTTAAAAGGGGATAAAGTATGAGTAAAATTTTTAGTATTGAGGCTTTGGCAGATGGAGCAATAGCAGAACAAATAAACGCAGCAATAGAAAAGGTGTTAGAAAATATTGCAGACTTAAATACACCTTATAAAACAAAAAGAAAGCTAAATATAAATATTGTGTTTGATGCAGATGAATCAAGAGATATGAGTGAGGTAGGAATAACTATTAAACCAACATTTGCACCTGCAAAGCCTACAAAAACTAGGATACTTTTGGATAGAGATAATAAAGGCAAAATAGTAGGTAAAGAATTTAAGAAGCAAATTCCAGGGCAAACAGAGATGAAGCTTGAGTGCGATGAGGATGGAATAGTAACAAATGATACAGGAGCAACAGAGGACTTAAAAGGCTTAAAACTAGTTAAATAATTAATAATCACCTACTCATATGAGAGGTTAAGATTTAGGAGGAAACATTTATGAACGAACAAAATTCAAAGGAAGCATTACAGTATTTAGTTGGGTTGGGTGAAAATAAATATCAAAGGTTTATTGCTGGAAATGGGTTTGAATATACAACTCAATCAATTGAAAGAGTAATAGCTCCAAGAGCTTCAGCAATTATTGCATCAACATTAACATCTTTAGTAGATTATATCAAGGGCAATATAGATGATTTAGGCAGGATGATAATTCAAGTAGAGAGTCCAACTAAGGTTTCATTATCCTCAGAGCTTAAATTGGATAAACACAGAGAAGAATACATGACATGTGGTGCAATTGTTCCTAGAATAGCATTTGATAACTTCATTGAGACAGAACGCTTTAATGTTATGCTGCAATCGAATTTTGTAAGAAACAATGATATTGAACAGCTATTAATTGTTACTGGAAGCATTAAGGATGAAGCAGTTAAACAAGTCGGTGACGATGGTATTTCTCAATCAGTTACAGTTAAAACAGGAGTTGCAACAGTGGGTGCCGTAGTCGTTCCTAACCCAGTTATATTAGCACCATATAGAACTTTCCCAGAAGTTGAACAACCTGAAAGCAAATTTATATTTAGGATGAAGTCAGGTCCTACTGCAGCACTTATTGAAGCTGATGGTGGAGCGTGGAGAAATGAAGCAATGGATAGCATAAAGGTATTCTTAAAAACTGAATTGGCAGAAATTACTGACTTAACTATAATTTCATAAAAAGTGTATATAAGAGTGGAGATATAAATCTTCATTCTTGTATAAAAAAACAAGAATTTATAAGGAGGATATGTATGGTTAAATTATATAAAATATTTATCTGTGAAGAAGAAGGCTGGGTTACTGAAAATCCACATAATTTTTCTGATGAAATTCAAACATATTCAAATGAATTTAATAAAAATATTGATGTAAAAGAAACTATGGATAAAATCGAAAGATTAAATGTAGGAGAGGAGATTGAGGTTGAAGAATTAAAATTCGAATGTATTGAATTAAGTTTAGAAAAGTACTCAAAGTTAGGCGAATGGGGAGGTTGGTAAATATGAGTGCAAAACAAATATATGATGAAAATAAAATAATAGAATTATATAAAAAGTTTGGTAGTTTCAATAGAGCTGCATTAAGTGCTGGATGTTCGCCTACCAAATTAAAAGAAATAATAGTTAAAAATAATATAGAGATTAATATTTATAAACCATTAAGTTTTAATATAAATTCTAAATTGAAAGTAGGAAGAATAAATGGATGAACGTAAAATACCTTTTGCTGAAATAATTGAGAATGATTTATGTAAAGAGTGCTGCAAAGAATGTAAATTATCAGAATGCCCACTTAGAGAAGTAGAGAAAAAATGAGTAAAGTATATATAGCTGGGGAAATAACTGGATTAAAAAAGGAGGGTAAGGGGGCTATATGGTTAGAAAATATCTATGTAAAGATTGCAAACTTAATAATAATGATTGCTGCAAAAAACATAATATTGAAAATCTCAAAGTTAAAAAGATTAGAGAATGTGAGAGCCATATAGGGAGATTTAACAATATAAGTATTGATAAATCTCTTAAAGCAAAAATATGAGGAGGATTTGTTGTGGATTATAAGAAAATAGAAAAGGGAATTAGAGAAAGCTGGTTTGAACACCATATTGCAAAATTTACAAAACTTGATGAAAATACGTCTACATTAAGTTGGAGAAAATTAGGTTCAAGTTGTTATTATACAAGGTTCATATTTGATGGATCAAGAATGTTTGTTACTGGTGATATTGGCGATGCAGTATTTTGTTTTACTGAGAAAGCAAGTATTGCATCAATTGTAGGATACGACTTACATTATTTCCATGGTAAATTATCGGCACTTGATGAGGATAAATATTCGTTTGATAGTGAGCAAGCTATTAATAGAATTAGAGAAGAAATAAAAAATATACATGATGATGAATGCTTTGATTTAGATGATAAAGAAGATAGAGAAAGAAAAGAAACATTAGATAACCATATTAGAATTTTAAGAAGATTAATAAATGCAACTAGAAATTGTAGCTGCAAAAGCAATTGGAGCTATGAAGTTACTCAAGTTTATGATGATTTAACTGATTTTGATTGTGATGCTGCAGAATGGATATTTAGTGCAGGTGATGTTATTCCAGGTAGGGTGCAAGGTTATTTAACAGGTCTTAAAATGGCTTATGAGCAATTAGGAAGAGAGGAATAAATATGAGAGAAATTAAATTCAGAGCAAAAAGCAAATATACAAATAATTTTATTTATGGTGATTTACTTCAAATTGTGAATAAAACAGAAATTTCTAATGAAGATGGAGATTATGAAATTATTTCTGAATCAGTAGGACAATATTCAGAGCAAAAGGATGTTAATGGCAATGAAATATATGAGGGCATGGATGTACGTCAAGTAGGTGTTTTAGTTGGCACAGAGGATAGAGACTTCACTGGCGAGGTTAAGTTTTACGATGGTACTTGGTGGATTGATAGTGGAACTGATGCAGTAGAATTATTCACTGAAGCTTATGAAAACACAATTATTACCGGAGAAGAGTAAGACAAAATAATGAAATGAGGTGCCAGTAATGAATTATAAAATAGGAACAAAATTGAGATTTAAGTTTGGGAGAAATTCAACTAGAATTGGAACAGTAAAAAAGAAAAATGGATCAATTTTTATGAAATATACAGTTACGGTAGATTATACAACAATGGAAAGAGGTCAGTATGACGTTAAAGGTGATAATATTTTTTATTATGTAATAAGCGAAAAAGACGTAATCGAGCAGGTTGATTGTGATTATAAAGGCTGGAATTAGCTGCAACATCTGAGAAAAGTTAGAAAGGGGTAAATTATGAATATAAATCAATTAGAAAAAGGCATAGAGCTACAATCACTAATTAAGGACTGCAATGAAAAATTAAAACGTTATGAAAAATTAGAAGTAGCAAAGCAATTATGCATATATAACACTGATCCAGAGGCAGAGGGTACATCTGTATATATATGTAGAGACAAGTGTGTTTCAGTAATTAAGACTATTAAAGATTATGAACAACTCAAAATTAATGGATATTTATTAGAATTTGAAAAGCTTTAGGTAGTGGCAACATCTGAACATATGGTGACACAAAATTGGAGGGATATAAATGAAAAATCTAGGAGAAAACTGCAAAGAATGCAAATGTTCAACCTGTAAATGTCTTCCTAAATGCGATACTATGTGCGGTAATACAAATGATTATTGCGAATTAGATTGCTTTGGAGAAGATGGTTGCACTGACGTTTGTAGTGAGTATGAAAAAGAATAATTATTTCGTCATTCAAAAATATGGCGGAATAAAAATATTTTAAAAAAGATTAAAATTTCAGAGTTTTTATTGAATATTTCATTATAGTATCTATAACGAGAAAAGAGAGCCACGTCTAGTCAACAGCTGCTCTCTAATCTCTTTTAAATCTCACTTGGAGATGTAGCTATTATACACCTGTATCTCCTTGTGGTAAATAAAAATTATAGGGAGGTACAGGAATGTCAATTGCAAATAATGAGGTAATAATTAGGTTAGTGGGTAAATTAACGTTAGAGTTTCCAACAATAGATCAACTTAAGGTTAGACAAATCGCGGAAGAGGTACTTTATAAATATGATGTTGTACCGCAAGAAAATGCATTAGTGGCAAGTGATATTGAGGATAGATTGATAATATATCTAGCTTGTAAAAAGCTAGATGGACTAAGCGTAGATACATTAAAAAATTATAAAGGCGAATTATTAAGGTTTACAAATTGTCTTATAAAACCAGTTGCAACCGTAACTACTATGGACTTAAGGATGTACTTAGCGCAAAGATGTAAAAATCTTAGTCCTGGAACCCAAAATACAATGATGTATATTTTAAGATCCTTTTTTTCATGGCTGTGTGATGAAAAGTATATCCCAGAGGATCCTTCTAGAAGATTAAAAGCGACTAAAGAACCTATTCGATTAAGACAACCTCTAGCGGAAGATGAAATGGAAATCTTTAGACAAGCATGTGTAACAGATCGAGAGAAAGCACTCACTGAATTTCTATACAGCTCCGCGTGCCGGCTCAATGATGCTTATAGCTTAAATATAAGTCAGATTGACTGGAATGAGTGTACAGCGACAGTAATTGGCAAAGGGAATAAAGAACGTATAATTTATTTCAGTATAAAATCTAGAATACTTTTACAAAAATATTTTAAGACTAGAAAAAGTGAAAGCGATGCTCTTTTTATTACAGAAAAAGCCCCATTTAATAGGCTTGGTAAACGTAGCATTGAAAGAGTAATAAAAAAAATTAATAAAAGAAGCGGGTTAGCTGTAAATGTATTTCCTCACAAAATGCGACATACGAAAGCCTCTGATTTAGCTAATGCTGGTGCACCAATCCAAATCATTCAAGGCATCTTAGGACATGAAAATATTACATCTACAACGATATATGCAAAAACTTCAAAAGAAAATATGCTTCATGAATTCAGAAGATTTTCTGCTTAAATAAAAATTATTGAAACAACATATTAGGGGGTATCCATGGAAAAAACTAGAGAATCAAAACTAACTGATAAAATAAGAAAAGAAATTGAGGAAGATTTAAAATGTTATCCAGATTGGACAATTAGAATTGCTATGCCAGGGCTTGGGAGTCCTAGTAAATTTGGAGTAGAAATTCAAAAATCAATCTGCTTTGATTCATATATAGAAAAAGACTATGAAATATCAGAAAAAATTAAAAATAAAGTTGAAATAATAGATAAAGTTATGGATAGGCTTGCGTTATTAAATGGAAAAACTAAAGAATTGATAGAATATAGATATTTTCAAGATTATAGCCCAGAGCATGTAATGAAATTTATTAATTTAAGTAGATGGGGATATTACAACGTTAGAGACAAGGCTTTAGAATGTTTTGCAAGGGCTATGGGATACATAAAATAAAAATAATTAAAATAGTCTGACGAAAACCAAACAAAAACCGTACAAATAGCTAGACATTGACCAAACGAATATATATTATTATGATATTGGTTATAAATGTATGGCAGGGCGATAAAGAATTGCTCGGCTAAATTAAATAAGTTTTAATAAAAGGACACTCAATAAAATGGGTGTCCTTTTTTACTGCAAATAAGGAGTGAGGATATGTCAAGTATATATACAAGCTTTGATTGTAAAAAATGTGAAAATCAACTTGTTTTGATAACAGAAGAAGTTGAAAAAATGGATAAGAATAAATATTTGGCATGTCCTTACTGTGGTTGTAGAAATATACGGAAACAAAAGGCTGCTGATAGTTTAAAAGAATGTATGAGTGAACGAACATATAAGAGAAATAAAGGTTCACTGAGGCAGGTGAGAAATGAATGAGAAAGAAAGGTAAGAATGCAGCTATAGCTATAAAAAATGATGATGATTTAAAAAGAATTTGCAACGATTTGAAAATAAGAGCTCCAAAGGCTTATATCCTATTTATGATAGGCCTAACCACTGGATATAGAGGTGGTGATCTTATTAAGCTAACAATAGGTGATATAAGAGAAGCTAGTAGAATAGGGGAATTAACTATACTTGAAGAAAAAACGGAAGATACAAGAAAGGTCCCATTTGCAAGGGTAGTTTATTTGAGTGATAAGTTTAAAATTTTCTTGAATAATTATGTAAAAGGCAAAGATGATGCAGAATATATTTGCTGGTCTCAAAAGGCAAAGGGCAAAGGAACATTAAGGAAACCTATAAGGCGAGATTCTCTTGGAAAGATATTTTTAGGATCATGCCAAAGATTAGGAATTGCTAATGGCTCTGTAGGTGTTCATACACCAAGGAAAACGTATGGATATAACCAATATATTGAGCATGATAATGATATTAATTTTGTACAAGAATTATTTGGACAATCTACACCTAATATTACTCGAAATTATGTGGGAATAGATGAAGTTATGGCAAAAGAAGCATCAAAAACAATGGATAGATTTGTCCCTTAAATTTGGGAAATATTTATTTTTTTTACTTAAAAATACCTCATTTTTTTCTTAATAGATATTATTATTATTTTTTAGAAAAACTACAAATATATATACTAAAAAATATAAATACCATACTTATGTACAGAATGAGGGATTATTTTAACAGTATTTGTAAGGGCAATTTTAAAACCTCAGAAAAACTTATAAAAAAATAGGGAAATAATATTAAAGCTTGAAACTAGGGGTTTAAGGCTAAAAGTGCCAAAAAACAACTTAACGAAACATTCCTAATATATTATGGATGAAGAATGGAAGAAAGAAGTATTACGAGTCAAAACCCTGGTTATTATTTAGGAGGCAAGCATGGCAAGAAATAAAAGTCCTAATAGAGAGAAAGCATTTATAATATTTAAAGAACATTATGGGAAGATAACAGCTAAAAAAATAGCGGCTTTATTAGTTGAAAAAGAAAAAAATATAGAATATTGGAAAACAGTTGATGATTGGAAGAGAAGATACAATCCTAAAGGTGGAGCTCCAATTGGTAATAAAAATGCAGTTGGTAATAAGGGTGGAGCTCTTAAGGGAAATATTAATAGCTTTAAGTATGGTAAGTATACTGCACGTATTCCTTTTGCAATAAAAAATATCATGCAAGAACTAGATATTGAGGACCCAATAGAAAAGCAATGGCGAACTATTTGTTTACAGGAGGCGCAACTAATTTATATGCTCGATATAATGCATGTAAAAGATCGCGATGATATTACAAAAGAATTGAAGAAAACTTCTAGTGGCACAGCTGGTGATTCAGAAGAATATGAAATTCAATTTGCTTGGGATAAAGAAGCAAAGTTAATTAATACTCAATCTAAAGGATTTCTTGCATTAGCAAAATTAATTAAACAGTATGATGAAATGATTCATGCTAACTGGGAAACAGTTACGGAGGAACAAAAGCTAAGAGTTGAAAGATTAAAGGTTCAATTACAGAACCCTGAGCTTAAACATAAAAAAGAAATTGATAATAAAAAGATAGTACTTGAAAGAGAAAGATTTGAGCATGTTAAAGAAATGGATGGAAAGAAGGAGTGGTAATGATATGCGTAAAGGTGAGTTGATATACAGATGCATAGATAAAGGGTGTGGCTATGAATTTACTGGGACACATTCTAAAACAGATGGAAAGCGTTGTCCTAAATGTAATGGACCTTTAGTTCCTATAACATCTGAATACATTGAACATGTTCATTCCAGTGTATTAAAGGCGTATGGATTAAAGCAATCTGACTTAGACAAAGTAGTACCTTCAGTAGATATGCAATATGAAGCCTTTATTGCTATGAATGTTGAGGGTGATGATACAGATGGCTAAGTATGCAATACTACAAACATTCTATGCATCAGATAAGTACCGGAGATTCAGATTAGCATTAATACTGGAGAGGAGTAAAGGTAAGGGTGGAGTTATATGTGTAGAGTGTGGAAAGCTGATAGCGAAACCAATAGATATACATTCACATCATAAGATAGAGCTTACACCTGAAAATGTTAATGATTATAGTATTAGCATGAATCCTCTTAATATAGATCTTAAATGTCATGATTGTCATGATAAGGGTCATTATAGGTTTGGGTATAAGCCTCCTAAGAAAGTCTACTTAATATATGGTCCACCTTTAAGCGGTAAGAAGACATTAGTAAAGCAGAGCATAGAGCGTGGTGACATTGTAGTAGATATGGACAGATTGTTTAGTGCTGTATCCATGTTACCTTACTATGATAAGCCGGATAACTTACTCACTAATGTGATAGGGATAAGGACGTTACTACTTGATAACATAAAGGTAAGGCAGGGCAAGTGGTTCAATGCATGGATCATTGGTGGCTATGCTGATAAGTTCAAGAGAGAGAGACTTGCTGATGATTTAGGAGCAGAGTTAGTATATTGTGAAGCAACTAAAGAAGAGTGCTATGCAAGGCTAGAGTCAGATGAAGATAGAAAGTATAGAGTTACTGAATGGAAGACATACATTGATGATTGGTTTGAGAAGTATTCTTAGAGGCAATGAGGATATCAGTGCGTTGTAGGGTTATGTAACTCATGTTATTAGTAAGGATACAGACAAGCAATAGCTTCATTGTTAGTAGTATTGTTATATTAGTTGCAACTAATTATGTACTATCTTATACAAGAGTATGGGTGTATATGATATGAGTTGTAACTATATACTCATATGTTAATGTGTGTAGTAAGAATGGGGCTATCACTAAGGTGTATGGTGTACGAAGTAGGTAGTTAGTACTAATTAGAATGAGGCTATCACAAGGGTAGAGGGTGCATGATATGCTGAGTTAAATAAGAGTGTGAGCATCACACATACTTAAGGCTAAGCTTATATACTGTATATATAATAAGGATGATGATACATTATATAGCACATAAGAATGGGGCTATCACTAAGGTGTATGGTGTACGAAGCAGGTAGTTAGTACTAATTAGAATGAGGCTATCACAAGGGTAGAGGGTGCATGATATAGTGAGTTAGATAAGAGATTGTATAGTGTAATCTTTATTTAATGTGTGAGTATAGGAATGAGGCTATCACAGCGATTACAATTAAATAATTAAGAATGGGGCTATAGGCTAGTTGTACCCCCCCCACATCCCATGTTTTTGGCACTATTAGGGATACCGATAGAGGGAGGGGGTTTGGTTATAAGGTCAAAATTTTGAAAAAAGTTTGAGGAGTTTTGAGAAATGCTGAAACAAATCGTATATGAAGAAGAATTTGCAAAGTTAATCGAAATATTTGCGGATATTGATGAATCTAAGAAAAGGCTGGTCGAAGGATTAATCCAAGATGCAGCTTTTTTATATGCAGAAAATTATGAAATAAAGGAAAAATTAAATAAAACCGGCATGATTAAATATCATCCGGACAACCTAACATTGCAAAAACCTCTACCAGCTGCAGCTCAATATCTTAAAAATCTTAATAGTTATGCAGTTGTAATAAGAACACTTAATGGAGTGCTATTAAAGAAAGAAGTTAATGATGATGAGGATATGGATGAATTTGAGTAAAGGAGATCTAAGTAATGGAAAAGAAAGCAAGTATATTTACTGTAGATTTAAGTATTAAAGATACTGAGGTTTTTAAGTATATAGTAGCTTTATTAAAAGACATATCCATGAGAGAAGATGTGCCTCAGGAAGTTAAAGATAATATAAATACACAGGTTGATAAATTAAATAAACATGGAGGAAGAAAAATTATTATTTGTCAAAATTGTGGTGCTCTTTTAGTTGATTTTAATGGTAAATCTTCGCACATACATTTAGAGTCTGATAGTATTTCCTTTGTGGGTAAAAGATTAACAACTTTGAAATGTAGATGTGGCTGCATAACTCAATATTGTGAATACTAGGGGGATAAGTTTGAATGATATAAAAGTATTAATTAAAACCTTATTTGTGGTTATATCAATATATTTAGGATTACAAATTGGTATAGAAGGTCATAAAATAATAGGGTTCTTGATTACCTTACCGGCAGAAATCCTAATTATAAATGCCTTTTATTTTCAACAAAAGAAAATAATAATATTAAGAAAATTAGAAGAATTAAAAAGATGGGTGGTTAAATGAGTGATTTATTAAAAAGGATAGGTGTTTTTAAAATTAGCAGAGATTTAATTAAGGAAAGCCCAGAAGGCGTTATTGATATTTTAAAAAACATATTGGTTATAGAAATAACTAGTGATTTTTTAAATGATATTTTAATATACAAGGGCTGTTCTAAACACTTTGATTTATTAGATATAGGTGAACCTGTACCAGATTATATAGCAACGATTAATAAAGGTTATTCTGGAGATACAAACTTTCAAAAACTGTTAGTGAAGTGGAACAGACAAAAATAAAATCAGGACGGGTGATTAAATGTCTAACATAATTGATTTTACATATAATGGCCAGTATTCTTTTTTATTAGAATATATAAGTAAATGTAAAAGTGGAGAAATAATTGTTGGCCATGAATTGATGGCACAGTTAGATATTTTCCTTACTCACTTTGATGATCCTTTGATAACAATAAATTTTGAAGATGCCCAGAAGAGAATCAAATTCATAGAAACAAAATGTAAACACTATGAATCTCCTTTCGCTGGCAAGCCGTTTATATTAATACTATTTCAAAAAGCATTTATAGAATCTATATATAGTTTTTTAATCTATGATGATGAAATAGGTAGGCGGGTAAGGTTATATCAAGATATCTTATTTGTAGTAGGAAGAAAAAATGGTAAAACTCCATTTATAGGAGCCATTTGTTTAGCTGAGTTTTTCTGTGGCCCTTTAGGATTAAAAATTCTCTGCTCTAGTAATGATTATGAACAAGCAGACTTAATGTTTCAGGCCATAAATGCAATGAGAGAAGAAAGTCCTTCTCTAGCAAAACGAACTAGGAAAATCATTAAAGGAATTTTCTGGGGGAATCCTAAAACCCGCAAAATGACAGGAAAATTTTCTTACAAAAATAAGGGAAGTATAAGAAAGATAAGTGCAAAGACTGGGGCTAAAGAAGGAAGGAACATTGGTGTTGGAGCAGTAGATGAAGTACATGAAATGAAAGACAATACTTCAATAATGCCAATAAGACAAGCATTATCAACTCAAGATGAGCCTTTATACTTTGAGCTTACAACTGAGGGTGTAATAAATGATGGTTATTTAGATGCAAGGCTTAAAGAGGCAAGACAAGTCTTAGATGGAGAACTTGAAAGACCGAGATGGAATATTTGGTTATATACTCAGGATAATGAAAAAGAAATATGGCAAGATGAGAGCAGTCATATGAAAAGTAATCCTGGGTTAGGTGTAATTAAAAAAAGAAGCTTCATAAGGCAGATGCTTGAGGAAGCTAAGATAAGCAGACCTACACGAGTATTTGTTTTGAGTAAAGATTTTAATATTAAGCAAAATAATGCATGTGCTTGGTTGATGACTGAGGATATTGCAAATGAAACTACCTTTGATTTAGAAAAATTTAGAAACTGTTTTGCTATAGGCGGTGCAGATTTATCTAAAACTGGAGATTTAACAAGTGCCAGGGTAATGCTCATGAAGCCAGGGGATGACCACAAATATTTTCACCAACAATATTTTATACCTGAAAGCAAACTTGAAAAATTAAGCAAAGAAGACTTAGTTAAATTTAAGGAATGGATAAGAGAGGGGTATATTACAGTTTGCCCTGGAAATGAAAATGATTTTAGCTTTGTTACAGCATGGTTTTATAAATTATATAAAGATTATAACATTAGGGTATTTATGACTGGATATGATAAATGGAGTGCTATCTACTGGGTCAAGGAAATGGAAGAACTCGGCTTTGATTGTTTAAGGGTTAATCAAGATTACGGAAGTATGAGTGAACCTATGAAATTAGTAGAGAAGGATTTAAAAAGTGATCTTATAATTTACAATAATAATCCTGTAGATAAATGGTGTCTTGAAAATACGGCGTTTATATTAAATACTAAGATGGATATAATGCCAATAAAAGTTCAGGGTCAAGATGATAAAAAGATTGATGGAGCAGTAACTATTATACTTTGTTATAAAGTTTATTGTGATAATAGACCTACATTTTTAGAGTTAGTAAAAAGAGCTGCGTAGAGGGGGTGATTATTTGTTTAAAAATATAAAAAATATATTTAAAACAGTGGGCAATATATTATTAAAAACTACTGATGATATTCTATTAGTAATAGGAATTATATTATTAGCGATAGGAGCATTTAAAATATATGCTCCTGCTGGGTACATAACATTAGGCATATGCTTCATTGCATTTGCTTTTTTTATTGCAAAAAAAGGAGGATAACAGATGTTACTGCAAAGTTTATTTAAAAATAACAAATCAAATATGGATTTACAACATGCAAAAATGCTTGATGGTAGTTATCCAGCCTTTAGCCAATTTGGTAGTGATATTTATGTTTCTGATATAGTTCAAACATGTATAGATATTATAGCGACTGAATGCAGTAAGCTCCAGCCAAAGCATATCTTTACTAATAGCCAAAATATACAGCAAATACCCAAGAGTAGCCTAAACAGATTGTTTAAATTTGCTCCAAATGAGTTGATGACAACGTCTGAGTTTATTGAAAAGATAATATGGTTGCTACTCATGAACGAAAATGTATTTATATACCCAACTTATGATACCTACATGGATACAATGGGTAACAAACAAACTTATTATACTGGATTCTATCCTTTAAATCCTTCAAGTGTGGATTTTTTACAGGATCCATCTGGTGCAATGTTTGTAAAGTTTTATTTTAGAGGTGGAGATAGTTACACATTATCTTATTCAGAGGTTATTCACATTAGAAAGAAATTTAGTGTGAATGATGTAATGGGTGGTGGGTTCAATGGTCAGCCAGATAATTCTGCACTGCTTAAAGTATTACAAATAAATGATACTGTGCTTCAAGGGATAGGGAAAGCAGTAAAAAGTACGTTAACTATGAGAGGCATCTTAAAAATAAATACCATGATGGATAATCCTGGACAAGTCGCAGAAAGAAAAAAATTAGAGGATGCAATTGAGAGCGGCACAAACGGAATAGTTCCATTAGATTTAAAAGGTGATTATATACCTTTAACGGTAGACCCAAAACTTATAGATAAAGATACAATGCAGTTCCTCCAGAATAAACCTTTAAATTGGTATCATATATCAATGGCTATCCTAAGTGGGGATTACACCGACGAGCAATATCAGGCGTTTTATGAGCAGGCGCTAGAACCTATTTTAATAAGATTAGGTCAGGCATTTTCTAAATGTTTATTTAGTCAAAGAGAATTAGATGTCGGGAATGAAATTATATTTTATCAAAAAGATATGATGTATTTAAGCACAAAATCTAAATTAGATTTATTGAATATAACAGGAGCACAAGGATTACTTACAGATGATCAAAAATTGGCAGTATTAGGTTATCCACCACTTATGGATGGATCGGGTGGAAGACGTACAATAAGTTTAAATTATGTTGACACAAATATAGCAACTCAATATCAATTAAAAGCTTCGGAAAAAAACATCCAAAATGGGGGGTAATAATAATGGGTAAAAACTTACCTAAAATTAGCGAAAAAGCTAAACGTAATTTTGCTATGGCAGATTTACGCGCAATAGATCCAAGCACAGATAATAATCAATCGGTAATAAGTGGACATGCAGCAGTATTTAATCAAATCACTAATATTTGTGGTTGTTTTAATGAAGTGATAGAACGTGGTGCATTTGATAGTACAGACTTTAAAGATGTTTTATTAAGTGTTAACCATGACTTAGATAATATTCCGCTTGCTCGAAGTAGAAATAATAATGTAAATTCAACATTACAATTGCAGGTTGATAATATTGGTTTATCTGTACGGGCAAATTTGGATGTTGAAAATAATGCAGATGCTAAAAGTTTGTATAGTTCGATAGCAAGAGGCGATATGGATGGCATGAGTTTTATTTTTTATGTATCTGAGGAAAGATGGGAAGGAAAAGATACTGAAATGCCCACGAGGCATATAGAAGCAATAGGTAAAGTATTGGAAGTATCTGTTGTAAGCTTTCCAGCTTATGATGGCACAGATATAGCTTCATCAAGAGATAGTGAAACACTGGATAGTGCAAAACTTGTATTGGAGAATGCAAGGTCTCAGAAACTGGATAGTTCAAAAGATGAAGAAAAAAGACAACAGGATTTACTAGAGATTCAAAGGTTAAAAATTCAAATTAAATCAAAATAAAAAATGAGGAGTCGTGAGATAATTATGAACAAGAAGAAATTATTAGCATTATTAGCAAAGAGAGAGGCAAGAAAAGGAGTGTTAGTAACAAGGTCAAGTATTACGGAGGATATTACAGAACTTAGGAGTATTGGTACCGAAATTGATGGTTTAAATTCTGAAATTACTGAGTTCACTGAAATGATTGCAGAAATTGATGCAGAGGAAGCAAGAAACACTGCTCCTATAGTAGACCCTCTTATTGCTGGAATGGCACCAGTTGTTGGCCAAGAGGAAAAGCCAGAAGGAAGATCAGGTGCTCCACTTTCAGGTGCTAAAATAATTGGAAGTTATGCACTAGGCGGTAACGGAGCATTAGCAGGTCAAGGTTCAGAAGAAAGAAGTAAAAAAATCTTGGAAGAAGCTGAAAAAAGAGGTAAAACATTACTCGAGGGAAGAAGTGTAACAATAGCAGCAAATGTTTTGCTTGCTAAATACACTGACAACACTCTAAACCCAGCATTTAATGAAGTATCTAGTTTAATTGACAGGGTTACAACTAAACCTTTAATTGGTGGAGAATCATATAGCAAAGGTTATGTTAAGGGCTACGGAACAGCAGATTATACAGCTGAGGGAATTGATTATACTGATGCTGAACCTGTATTTGGTTATGCTGTTATTAATAAAACCAAAATCACATCTTATGCAGAAGATACAGAGGAATTGTTAAAGCTTTCTGCTGCAAACTATGATGCAGAAGTTGTTAAAGGTATCACTATTGCATCAAGAAAGAAAATATCTCGTGAAATACTTGTAGGAACTGGGGCAACTAATCATTTAATAGGTATATTCTCACCTCTTGCTACTGCAATTGATATAACTACAGATTTAGAAGTAACTGTAATTGATGAAACTACATTAGATAATATCGTATTTAGCTACGGTGGAGATGAAGATGTTGAAGCAGCAGCTGTATTAATCTTAAGTAAGAAAGATCTTAAAGCATTCTCAGTCTTAAGAGATGCTGATGGTAAAAAAGTATATGCTATAGTTACAAAGGGTAACACAGGAACAATCGATACTATACCTTATATCATCAACAGTGCTTGTAAGGCAGTTAGTGATGTTGCGACAATAGCTGGTGATTATGGTATGGCTTATGGACCACTTGAAAATTACCTTGTTACTGTATTTAGTCAGATGGATGTACAACGTTCAACGGATTATAAATTCAAACAGGGTATGATTGCAAATAAGTCTAGCATATTTGTTGGTGGTAATGTAGTTTCTCACAATGGTTTCTTAAGAGTTAAAAAGGGTTAATGAAAGGCGGGGGAAACCTCGCTTTTTAACTTTATAAGGAGGTTATAAAGTGAACACTCTTGTGGAATTACAGGAATGGATAGTAGTAGATGGAAATGAAGGAACTTTAAGTGATCTTCTCCTGGCAAGTAGAATGACAATAAAAAAAACTACAGGGGTAACCTTAGTTGATGTTAAAGATGATCCAGAAGCAATCGCTTTATATAAACTTGTACAAAAAATGATAGTAGCGGATGCCTATGAAAACAGATTAGGCTCAACTAATAACCAGTTATTAATTGGTTATTCCTCACAACTTGAATCTTATAAGTTAGTGGGAGAACCCTATGAATTAGGGGGCGAGTAATATGAATCCAGGAGAATTAAAACATAAAATTATATTTGAAAAGATGGATGAAGATACTGAGGTTTGGTCTGAGTATTACTCATGTAGAGCGAGGGTAAATACATCAGGTGGAAATGAATATTTAGCAGGTGGCGCAGAAAGGTCAAGCAGTGATGCAGATTTTAGAGTTAGATATTGTGTAGCCTTAGAAAATATGTATTTAAACACTCAAATTTATAGAATATTATTCAAAAATGGTGTATTTGATGTTAAGGTAGTAGACAATTTTAAATTTTCAAATATATATCTTGATATAAGAGCTACTGGAAAGGCTGTGAGAGCATGAGTAATATTGATGAAATGGCAGACCTAATTGCTGAGTATATGAGTAATTATTCAGAGGATATTACAACCGGAGTTAAAAATGCAGTTGATGTAGTAGCCAAAGAAGTCAATAAAGAAATTAAAAAACATGTTACGTTTAAACAACCCTCAGGCGACTATGTCAAAGCTTTTAGAATTAAAGGTGTATTTGATGGCAGATTCAACAGAGGTAAAACATGGTATGTAAGCGGTAGTGAATATAGGCTAACACATCTCTTAGAAAAAGGACATGCAAATAGAGACGGTGGAAGAACTGATGCCTATCCACATATCATTTTTGGAGAACAATTAGCCATAAGAAGAATGGAGGAATTAGCAAGGGAGGCGGTAGAAAATGCTGGACATTAAATCCTGGTTGGAAACTACAAGTATGAAAGTAAAAGAAGAACGTTTTTTAACACCTCCTCCATTCCCTTATATTATTTTTATGGATAATAGTGATATAAGTGGCGCTGATAATAAAAATTGTATAGCGAGTAGGGATATAAGCGTTGAATTATATTCATTAGAAGTGGATCATGTTTCAGAATCATTAATCGAAAATTTATTAAATGAAAAAGCAATAAAGTATAAAAGGGATCGTACATGGATAGACACCGAAATGATGTTTGAAACCATATACGATTTTAATTTTGTAGAAAAATTTTAGGAGGTTATTATATATGTCAACAACAGGTGAAAAAATAGTATTAGGTTCAGGTAAATTATATGTAGCTGAATTTGTAGGTGAAACAATCCCAACAAATGAATTGCTAGAAGTAACAGAAAACCTATTAGGCCTTATTTCAGGTGGTGCTGAAGTAACTTACAAGCCTAAATTTTATACAGCCAAAGACGATTTAGGACTTAAATCTAAAACAATACTTACAGAAGAAGAAGCTTTATTAAAAAGCGGAATAATGACTTGGTGCGGTAAAACATTGAAAAAAATATGTAATACAGCAAGAGTAACAGAAGCAGCTGGTAAAAGAACAGTTTTAATTGGAGGTTTAGCTAACCAAGATGGTTTGATGTACGTTATTAGGTTTGTACATGAAGACAAGCTTGATGGGAATATCCGCATGACAATTATAGGTAATAATCAGGCAGGGTTTGGTTTTAAATTTGCAAAGGATAAGGAAACCGTTGTGGATGCAGAGTTTATAGCAGCACCAATGGATGGTGCTGGCACTCTAATTATGTATGAAGAAGATATTCCAACTGTTTAAAAAATATAGGGGCGTAAGCCCCTTTGGAGGTTAATATATGTTTGATTTAAGTAGTGTAAACATGAGGTACTTTGAAATAAAATTAAAAGTACTTGTAGATAAAATAGTAGACGAAGTGGTTACAAAGGTGGAAAAAGAAATAGTATTAGAAATTGAACCACCTACTAAAAAAATGCTTAATAAAATTGTAAAACTAAGAAAAGAAGAAAATGAAAATGTAATGGATAGTTTATATGAGGCAGTTGGGATGATACTCAACAAAAATAAGGCAGGTAAAAAAATATCTGATGAAATAGTATCAGCTTATAATTATGACCAAATTAATGGAATTATAACAGCATATTTTGAATGGTTAAGTAAAGAAAAAAATTCCCCAAACTAAAGATCCCCTCTTATAAGAACGATGATGACAATGATGAGGGGCATTACAAAGTAAATACAGCTGAAGAAAAAGTAATTTGTAAGTATACAGGATATGATTTTGATAGATTAGAAAATATGGGAGTGTTTGAATACTGGCTATTACTTAGGGATGCGGTCATATACAATCATATGCAAACTGAAGAAGGTAGAGAATACTTGGATAATTGTTTCAGGATGGGACAGACAGAACCCGATAGGCAAGCTATAAGAAAGAAAATGGCGAGAAAGGAGGGATAAAGTGGCAAACAATATTAAGGGCATAACGGTTGAGATAAATGGAGAAACAGGCCCACTTCAAAACGCACTTAAGGATGTAAATAAAACAAGCTATGCTTTAAAAGGAGAGTTAAAAGAAGTAGAAAAAGCGTTAAAACTAGACCCAACTAACGTTGATTTATTAAGACAAAAACAAACTCTTCTAGCAGAAAGCATAACAAATACAAAAGAAAAACTTGCAACTCTAAAATTAGCAGAGACACAAGCGCAAGCAGCATTTGCACGTGGAGATATATCGGCTGAACAGTATAGAATATTACAACGAGAAGTTGTAAATACACAAGGTGCCCTAAATGATTTGGAAAGTAGAGCAAATACAAGTAATGGTACTCTAAAAAAAGTAGCAGAATCAGCATCTAAAATGGGTGATAAAGTAATAGTTACAGGAGTAGCGGCGGTTGGGACTACATTAGCAGCTACTGCAGTAGCTGGTGTCACTATGGGTGATGAATTACAGAAAGCACTTAACGGAGTCCAGGCATCAACAGGCTCAAGCGATAAAGCTATGGGCGGTATGAAAGATACAATGCTCGCCATTTATAATAATAATTTTGGTGATGACCTTACTGATATTGGCGTGAGCATGGCAGAGGTAGGAAAGCAAACAAAGACAAGTGGAGCAGAACTTCAAGGCCTAACTGAAAATGCGCTTGCCTTACGCGACACGTTTGGATTTGAAGTAACAGAATCTACTAGAGCTGCAACTATGATGATGAATCAATTCGGAATGACTGGTAAAGAATCTTATAATTTAATTGCTCAAGGCGCACAACAAGGGTTGGATAAAAACGGCGATTTATTAGACTCTGTAAATGAGTATTCAACAAATTTCAAAATGGCGGGTCTCTCTAGTACAGATATGTTCAATATGTTTAAGAATGGAGCAGATGGCGGAGTTATTTCCACAGATAAAATCGGAGATGCTATCAAAGAATTTGGTATAAGAAGTAAGGACATGAGCAAGGGATCATCTGATGCTTTTAAAAGTTTAGGATTAGATGCAACCAAAACTTCTCAGGCATTTGCTAAAGGCGGAACTGATGGTAAAAAGGCTTTCGAAGAAGTTACAAAAAAATTGTTTGAAATGAAAGACCCATTAGCGCAAAATACCACAGGAACAGCACTTTTTGGGAGTATGTGGGAAGATGTCGGAGCAAAGGGTATAAAAGCCTTAACGAATACAAAAGGTGGAATAGATACAACAAAAGATGCTTTAAAGGGTATAAATGACGTTAAATATAATTCGCTTGGTGAAGGTATAGACGGTATAAAGAGACAATTAATAACAGGTCTAGCTCTACCAATAGGGCAGGACTTACTCCCCAAAATGAATGAGTTTAGTGGAGAACTTAAGGAAAAAATGCCAGGTGCGATAGCAACATTAAAACCAATTATAGAAAGTCTGATTGATAAAGTTGTATTTTTAGCAAGTCATTTAAATATAATAATACCGATTATAACTGGAGTAGTTGCGGCACTTATAACAATGAGTATAATAAATAAAATAGTACAATTCTACGGGGCATTGACAAAGGTAATGGGTCTTGTAAGTTTAGCAAAATTAAAAGATATAGGACAAACTATAACTTTAAATGCTTTATATGCTAAAGATGCAATTCTTAGAGGAGCCGGAATGGTTGGCGAGTTTACTAAATCGCTAGTTTTACTTAGTATAGGAAAGTTAAAAGATATAGGACAAACTATAACTTTAAATGCTTTATATGCTAAAGATGCAATCCTTAGAGGAGCCGGAATGGTTGGCGAGTTTACTAAATCGCTAGTCTTACTCAGTATAGGAAAGTTAAAGGACATAGCCCAAACTACGATACTTGGTGCTTTATATGCCAAAGATGCGATTATTAGAGGAGCATCCACAATAGCGCAAATAGCATTGACAGTAGCAACAGTAGCATGGAATATAGTTTGTGGCATTGCAACTGCAGTTACAACTGGGCTTGGGGTAGCATTTACTTTTTTAACAAGTCCGATTGGGTTAGTAATACTTGCAATAGCAGCACTAATTGCAATAGGAGTTTTACTTTATAAAAATTGGGATTTAATAATGGCTAAAGCAGCACCAATTTTTGAGGGTATAAAAACCATAATAGTTTTAATCTTTACAGCAATAGGCTTGTTTATAAGTACAATTTGGGCAGGCATAAAAACCTTTCTCGTGGCAACATTTATAATTATTAAAACATTATTTACTTTGTATGTAACTGCGTGGATGATAATAATTCAAACAATTTTCAATGTGATAAAAACAATAATTTCAACAATCTTAAATGTAATTACAACAGTTATAACCACTGCTTTTACAATTATAAAAACATTATTTACAATTTACGTAACTTCATGGATGATAGTTATTCAAACTATTTTCAACGTAATTAAAACGATTGTAACCAGTGCGGTAAATTTTATTAATTCTACAATTAGTGGAGTATGGAACGCTATCAAAAACACAACAACGAACGTGTGGAATGGTATAAAAAATGCTATAACAACCTCAATAACAGCTGCTCAGAACATAGCACTTGGAGTTGTAAACAATATAAAAAGCTTTTTTAACAATTTGCATGTGAATATTCCAGGTATAAGTGGTAATCCATTTACAGCAATTGCGAATTTAGCTTCAAGTGCAGTAAATAAAATTAGAAACTTCTTTAGTGGTTTGAAATTAAAACTACCATCAATTAGTATCCCAAATATAAAGTTACCCCATTTTTCAATTAATGGAGCCTTTTCGCTTTTACCACCGAAAGTACCCTCTTTAGGTGTCGATTGGTATGATAAAGGCGGTATATTTGATACTCCTAATATAATTGGAGTTGGCGAAAAACGGCCCGAATTTGTTGGAGCTCTTGATGATTTAAGAGAGATAGTAAGAAGCGAATTTAATAAAATTGCTGGTAATAGTGGTGGATCACAGACAACAATTATGCAAGTAAGTCTAGAAGGCAAAGTTATAGCAACAGCAACCGCCCCTTATAGCGATAGAATAAGTGGAAACAACATAAATTTAATGAATAGGGGGTTGATAGTTTGATAAATGAAATAATATTTAATGGTATGAGCAATAGTGAACTTGATCTAATTTTAACATACTTTAAACCACAACCGCCTACTCCAAAGGTTATTAAGCAAGAGATCCCTTATATGAATGGAGCTTATGATTTTAGTAATATTTATGGTGAACAGGCTTATAATGAAAGAAAAATCTCTTGTAAACTTCAATTTGTAAGTAAAAACAGAGGTTTTTTATATACAAAATACTCGCAAATATTAGAATGGTTGTTAACAAATAATAAGGTTAGGTTAGAGTATAGTTTTGAACCGGGACTATACTATATGGCCAAAGTAGAAAGTGCACCATCTTGGGATCTATTCGCAATTTGTGGCAGTCTTGACTTTGATTTTATAGCATATCCTTTCAAAACTAGTACAGATTTAGAAGGATCCAGTCAATTATGGGATACATTTAACTTTGAAACAGATATAATGCAAGAAAGTATTTTTAATGTAGTCGGAACAAAAACTATAAACCTATATAATCCGGGGGCTAAAAGAATAACACCAAATATTATATGTAGTGCTGCAATGAGCATTATAAAAAGTGGAATAACTTATAATTTTAGTATAGGGTCTACAAAGGATTTTAGAGTTATGTTAGAAAAGGGTTTAAATAATTTAACTATAAGCGGAACTGGTAATATAGAATTTGAATTTAGAAAAGAGGTGTTTTAATGTATCAGGTAACTGTAAAAAATGAAGGTATAGAAACTTTAATTAATGCGGTATCAACGAGCATTGAAGCCCCTCGGTTATTAAGTGGCAGCATAAAGCAAGGCATAAATGTAATAGACAACTTTACTTTTAATATTACACCTAATAATCCTGGTTATTCTCAATTAAAAGAATTAGTAACATTAATTGAAGTCTTCAATATTAAAACAAACTTAATGGAATTTCAGGGCAGAGTATTGTTACCAATTGGTAACATGGATAGTTCTGGGGCATTATCTAAAGTAGTAACATGTGAAAGTGAACTAGGTTATCTTATGGATAGTACAACTAGGTATGGCGAATATCACAATATTAGCGTAAGAGATTTTTTAACAGTTATTATAGATAATCATAACTATGGCATAGAGGATTATAAGAAATTTGTAGTTGGCATCGTAAATGTGCCCGATAATAATGATAGTTTATATAGGTTTTTGGATAGTGGTAAAACATTAGATGTTATTAAGGATAAATTAATATCTAGGTTAGGTGGAGAATTAAGAATAAGAAATGCAGATGGTATCAAGTATTTGGACTATGTAATTAGCATTGGAGAGGTAAAAATAACAGACATAAGGCTTTCCAAAAATTTGGTTACTATAGAGCAAGAGAAAGATCCCACTACAATTATTACAAGACTAATTCCATTGGGTGCCAAAGGTACAGATACAGAACAAAGACTTAATATTACGAGTGTTAATAATGGACTAGATTATATTGATGATATTGAAGCTATGGAAGAGTTTGGAGTTATCACAAATGTAGCAACTTTTGATGATGTTACAACTGCCAGTGCATTGTTAACAAAAGGTCGAGCATCACAAAATGAAACAAATAGAATAAAAGTAAAATATAAAATAGGTGCTTTAGATTTAGCTACAATTGACTTAGATATTGATAATTTTAATGTTGGTAATTATTATCCTGTTATTAATCCTCTAATGGCCATTGACGAGAGTTTAAGAGTGGTTGAGCGTACTATAGATATAAACTCACCTCAGAATAGCAATTTAACTGTAGGCGATAAATTCGAGGATATAAAAGCATATCAACTTGGGATTATTAAGGCTAATAGAAATATTGCTTTAGTTAGTGCTAATTTAACAAGCGCTATAGATACGGTAGCTAATGTTAACACAGAACTTAACAATGCTGTAGAGGTAATAGCACAAACTAACATAGTTTTAAGCACTACAAATGAGACTATAGTAAGTATAACGGAGACTATAGCAATTATAAATGAACAATTGCAAACTAATATAAGTGATACTCAAAATTTAGCATTAGAAACTAATAATATATCAGATAATTTAGTAACTACAAATGCTAAATTAGAAAAATTAAAACGTAGAACTATAATGGGGGTGTAATGTTGGAAGAGATAATAAGGATTAAAGCAACCACATTGACCGCTACGGAACAAACTCTTTATACAAATACAATTGGAGCAGTAGTAAAAACAATCATGTTACACAATACAAATAGCACAGATGCTGAGGTAACATTATCATTAGATAGTGTTATTTTTATTTTCACACTAACGACAAAAGAAACTAAGATTATTGATACTCATATAGTTACTAACTTAATAAAAGCAGTTGGATTAGGCGTGAATATACACATTAGTGGATTACAATTAGAGGAGGCTATTTAAGATGGCAGATGTTGTACAAAATATAATAGATATAAGGTCAGCTGAAAATGGATTAGTCGTAAGAGAAACAATTGCAGATGGTATAGAGAGCATAAATGAAGAGGTGGAAAGTACCACATCAAGACAAACAGTAATAGAAGGTACTATTGCTGGTGCAATTGAACTTGGAGGTAATCCAAGTTTGGAGGTAGGTGAAGCTAGAAAAGGCGAAACAAGTCTAGGTGCTAAAATAGATAAAATTGATGAAAATATACAAAACCATGCTACGGAATTGGCAAATAATGCGTCACAACTACAAGATATTGCGATTAATCCAATGTTTTTTTTAGGGACAGATACACAAAAAATACAACAGGCTTTAGACATGATCCATACTAGTGGTAGTGGTTCTGTAATATTAGCTTATTTATATAATATTACAGAACCACTAATCGTATACCCTAATACTATCATTAAAGGTGGTGGATGGGGTACTGGACTTACAACAAGTTTAGATATATCAATTTTAACAACTCCTGCAACTGCTAATCCACTTGATTTAAATGTTTATTCAAATATATTTATAGAAGACATGATAATAAAAAATACAAACGCTACATCAATTTCCCATTATCAACTAGATTTTGTAAACCCTTGCGGTGTTAAAATAATTAGATGTAACTTTAATACTCCCGCTTTAACGCAAACAGACGTTGGTGGGATAAAATTTAGTCATAATAATAATGTTACAGGTTCATTTTTATGCACTGTTGATGGTTGTATGATGCAACAGTCCTCTATAGTTATGAACGTTACTGATAGCTATATCAAAAATTGTGAAGTTTGGGGTTATTCAAGAAAGTTCGCTATTCATGTTATGTCATCATCATTAATGATAACAGATTGTCAGATCGTTGGTAGTGGTGTAAAAGGTGGCGTGTGGGTTGAAGATGATGTTTTAGGATATAACATAGAACTGATAAAAGTTAATAACTGTTATTTTGATGGTAGTTATACAGCCATCGATAGTGGTAGTGGCTTATATGGTGTAAATATGCAACACAGTAGTATTACGAATTGTGCATTTTGGAGACAAATGGATTATGGAATAAATATTATGAATCCTCTTTGTATCAAAATTGCTAACAATACTTTTGAAGATTGCAATAGGAGAGATAATTTTTCAGATGATATTTATCTCCATGCTTCTACAACTTTTTTAGGCTATAACATATTGACAGGTAATACACATATTAGTCCAACAATAAAAATAAATAAAGGTAAATGGTATAACAACTTAAATGTAAATTATAATACACTAGCTTTTAACAAGGTGTATTCAGCAGGAAATTATAACGGTTCAACAAAAGGGGTATATGAGACTATTTTTGAGAATATGGATACAGCCATACCAGTAAATAGCATTGTAGGTGATTTAAGTATTCCTAATGGAGATATAGTAGCAAAAGGTGGTTTTAAACAAAGCTTTGTGGGCTATTTCAATGGGATAACTGCTAACTTAGCAGTATCTAGTATTTCATTTACGTCAGGCAATCACAAAGGAATTGTAATGCCGACACCGGGTAGTATCTTAAGTTTATCTTTGAATGTAGCAGCAGCGAGAACCGCAGGGAGTATCACATTGCAAATATATAAAAATTCGTCTACCGCAATAGGAACACCACTTGTATTTAGTGGTGCAAGTGGCAATTATGTTCAAACAACTTCATATGCAAAGGAGAGCATACCTTTTGTGGCAAATGACGTATTGTATGTTAAAGTTACATCAAGTTCAGATTCAGCACCCACGAACGACATCACTGTCACGTTGACAGTCGAAAACTAAGACAAACTATGATATAATATTATTTGGGGTTTTGTTACAAATACCCCAAATAAATAGTATTGTAGAGGTTTAAAAATGAAGAAAATCGTATTTATATGTTTAGTAGCTTTATCTATTAATTCAGTCCTAATTCAAACAATTACTACGGAAAACGATTTTTTAAAAAACATGGTTAGAGTATTGGTACTTCTGATAATGATATTCTGCATGCTATTAAAAAACCATAAAATATCGTTAATGATATTTTATTTGACCGATATATCGGCTATACTTTTAATAATCAGGCATAATTTAGACCAGTCAACGTTTATATTTATATTTATTTTCGTTCAGTCACTTTTTTTAATTAAAACCAAAAACATTGAAAAATATCTTTTAATAAGTTCATTAATTTCATTGGCAATGGTGTTTGCTTTTTTATTATTAGGTATAACCCAGAACCAAATCTTAGACTACAGGAATAGAATGACATTTGGTACAAATGGAGTGCCTTTTTTCTACAATTTAGTTTATGGTGCGTTTTCTTTATTAGTAGTATATTCAAGAAAATATTTTTCAAAATTTAAATGGTCAATTACATTAATAAGTCTTGGGATTACTACGTATCTTTATATCAAAACAAATGCTCGAGGAGGATATTATTCTTTTATAATATTCATAATTTTATTATACCTACTACCTAAAATGAAGAATATTAAAATTATTAAAATTGTTATTGCACTAATTCCGGAAGCATGCTTAGGCATATCATTTTATATAGCCAGTTTAAATAATAATTATAATGCTAATCTTATTCTAAGTTTTAGACCAATATTGTTAAATAATTTCTTTAATAATTTGGATTGGGCAGATGTGATAGGTAGCAAATCTGTAAAAGCATTTGATAAATATGGAACTATAGTAGACAATTCATATGTTCATTTGTTAGTAGGAGGAGGAATCATTTTCAGTTTAGCAATAGGCTATTTATTTTTCGTAGCTATACTAAATATGTATAAAGAGAAAAAATACATTGAAATTTCATTTATGGTTTCAACGTGCATATATTTTAATATGGAAAGCATAATGGTAAGAATGGAAAACATGTTTGTTATTTATTTTTGGTACTTATTATTTAAATATTCTACAGAAAAAAAACTGAATAGGCACTCGCGAGGGTGTCTTTTTCATATTCAAAATAAAAAAGAAAGAAGGAATATAAATGAAAAACTTATTAAATATTGATGATAAAGTAAAAATCAATATGCCTGGAATTATTGCTGATGGTGTTACAGTAGAAATAAATAGTATGCAAAAGCAGTCTGATGGAATTATTCATTATATTGGAATTTACCATGCGGATTGTCCTGATGGTGGAGAAGGTTGGGAAGATTCTATCCAATTTACTGAGGATCAATACACAGCATTAGTTAAAGAAAATAGTTTATTAGCTACAATAAGTATTGTAAACTCTGATAAACTTGTAAATCTTATAAAAGACATTACCTTTAAATTAAACGAACTAAAAACCTTTCAGTTAGAAACTAAGATTGAAAAATAATACATATAGGCACTCGAAAGGGTGTCTTTTTCATATCCAAAATTAAGGGAGGTGAGAATATATGCCTTGGTGGTTATGGCTTTTATTACACTAAACTAGAATGATATAAGGGCCTTTAAGTAGAAAGCTTAGAGGCCCTTATACACTAAAGATGATAGTAAAAAAACAGGAGATGTTGGCAATGGCAGACGAAAGAGCGACGCGCATAGACAGAATAGAAAAGGCAGTTGATAAGCACACCGAAAGTATAAGTTTATCAGCGACGACGACAGCGGAGACTATTATTTATGTAAAGCAAATATTTGAGAAGCTGGCAGACTTAAAGACCTCGTTAGACGAAGACATACGTAAGTCTACAGTAACAGAGAAAATAGCCCTTAACTTAGTAGTAGTTACAGATACAGTAGTAAAAGGCCTAGCGGAGGTTAATGCTAAAGTAACGGCCATAGAACAATTGCCTATAGAGACAGCGAGAGTAGCAGCTGCAAATGCTAAAAAAATGAAATTTATGATATGGCAATGGTTATTAGGTAGTGGAATAGCCGTAGCGGTAGGTTTATATAAAGGGATTATATGGCTTAGTAAAGCATTAAATAACTAAAATAATGGAGGAAAGAATTATGAAAGGTATAGATATATCTGTTTATCAGGGAAGTGTCATAGATTTTGCAAAGGTCAAAGCAACAGGAGTTGAGATCGTATATATAAAAGCTACCGAGGGGCTCACTTATGATAGTGCGCATTTTAAATTGCAATATGCTCAAGCTGCAGCACAAGATTTGAAAATTGGATTTTATCATTATCTAAGAGGTAATGATCCAGTAGCTGAGGCAAAGCATTTTTTAAAGGCTACTAACGGCTTATCTGTTGATTGTAAATATGTAATAGACATAGAACAAACGGACGGCCAAACAGTTGCTAAAGTAAGTGAGAATGTACGTAAATTTGCTGACTATATGATTTCTCAGGGAAAAGAAGTCGCAATTTATACAGGTGATTATTTTTATAAGGATAATCTGAATTCTACAATAAAAGATATTACACTTTGGGTAGCTCATTATGGCATAGTTAAACCTTTTGCACCAAAATATGTTGGCTTTCAATATTCCAGTACTGGTAATGTTGATGGAATTTTAGGGTGCGTTGATTTAAATATTTTTGATGAAGGTATCTTTATAAAAGAAAAAATAAATAATATAATTCTTACAGCTAAACCAGTTTCATCCGTTGCAATAAAAGAAATTGTTAAATATGGCACAGTAACGGCATCTACTCTAAATGTTAGAAGTAATTCAAACATAGATTCCACAGTTATTGGTCAATTAAAAAATGGTGCAAAAGTTAGACTAGGGAATAAAGTAGGCGACTGGTATAACATTTACTTTGGTGACCACGGTGGTTGGGTTTCTGCAAATTATATAAATGATGGAGCAACGGTTGTAAAAGCAGCAACTAAAACTAGTGGTATTGTTACCGCTAGCGTTTTAAATGTTAGATCCCAAGCAAATGCTACATCTAGTATAGTTGGCAATCTAAAAAAAGGTGACTCAGTTAAAATAGGATTAATTTCAAATAGATGGGCCAGTATATATTTTGGTGCTCATGGTGGTTGGGTTTCAATGGACTTTATAAAATAGAAAGGAAGTGATCTTCCCTATCTAGGGTATCTTAACGGATACCTTTTTTATATAAAATAAAACTTTGGAGGAATGTAAAAATGTTAAAAACAATTTCAAATTCGATGATATTAACTCTATTACTCATACTTTTGGTGGTTACTGTTGTAATGGTGGCCATAATCGTTATTTTACCCAAATTAGTTGCCAAAGGTGTTAATGTAGCAAACTCAATAGCGACTGCTAAAAGTGCTTTAACTGTGTCTACTGGGATATTAAAAGCAGCTGATACCTTTCTTCCTAACAATCCTGCAGTAGATATATTACAAACTATAGAAACCTATGCCACTAAAGCAGTAAAGGCATCGGAACAACTTTACTTATCATCTAAATTAGCAGCAGATGAAAGAAATGCCAAAGCAAAAGAAATAGTAAATTCAGCTTTAACTGTATTAAATGTAGAAATAACACCTTCAATTTCAAAAGTTATAGATGGAGCAATAGAAGCGGAGGTTTTAGTATTGCCTAAAGTGGCCATAACCGATGTTCAAAAACAAGCTGAAAAAGTGGCTCTACAAACTACAAATACACAGTTACAAGCACAAAATACACAACTTAATCAGTCATTATCACAGCTTAAAACCGCAGTAAGCAACATACAATAGTTAAAGACCTCAGGGATTAATTCCCTTGAGGTCTTTTTTTATTTTTTGTATTATGAATTAAGTGGTTTACATATATTTTGGTCTACATTAAATTCAACTTGCATTCCCATTTTTATATCCTTCAAAAATATTAATGGATATACTTCAAATATTTTTTCACCACTCGATATCTTTACATAACGAGCCGAACTACTATAACCCGAATAATCTACTACGGTACCAACCATTAATAACATCTCCTTATGATCACCAAGAGTATGCTATAATAAAATGGCAATGCTCTATAGGTGTTGTGTGTTTGGGAGTCCATTACTTTTTGCGGAGGAGTGGACTTCCTTTTATTTTTTGATAATTATCTCTATTCCCTCAGGACTCAGTAACGTTGGTAATCTCTTACCTAGACGTTTGTAATGTTCACCCTCTATTAATCCTAATGTTTTACTCTCTAGCCTTGTCTGTAAAGTAGGAAAGGGAATATTATACTCCCTACTCACTTCCTGTAATGTCTTTATCTCTGATATTTTCATATATCCTCCTTTCAAAGCCTCTTATACCTCTTTTAAATCTGCAATATAAATTCCGGCTTCATTGTATACTTTTAAATCATCCTCATACCATAAGTCTATTTCATTTTTAATATTATTTTCAATTATATTTTTGTCTTCTTTAGATATAGGAATTAAATTAGCTTCCTCTAAAATTGCTAAATGTGTTATTGATGTTCTCATTATTTATCTCCTTTACCTTAACTCCCTTATGGTGAGTGGCTTTTCTAACTTTCTATAGCCTTATTATACATTAACGTTAATGTAATTGCAATAGTATTTTAAAAGTTTACAACGCAAGTTTCGACATTAAAAATATCATATTTTTTCTCTTTTTTATATTTTTTATCTTTTTGCACTATGTATCATTAAACGATAAAAAAGGGAGTGTTAAAATTATTACGAAAAGAGATAAGCAAATTATTAAATTTGTAGAGATTCATGGCTGTATTACTATAAATCAATGCGCTAAAATGTTTTTCAGGGATAATAAAGAAGCGTATGACCAAGCAAGAAAAAGACTAAGGACAATTTACAAAGGAGATCATTTAAAAAGGTATAGAAAAGACATCCAAAGTGAAGTAGTATATTTTATAGATAAAAAACTAAAAATTCATGATATAAAATTAATGGATGTTTTTGCAGAACTTAATGCATTTGATGTTGTTAAGATGAAAAAAGAATGTACTATTGAAATTGATAAATATACAAAGTATAGAGTAGATGCATTTATATCTATGATGGCATTAGAAAGACCTCTTTTTTTTATTGAGATAGATTATACACATTTCACTAGTTTAAAAAAAATCAAGGAATTATATTATTATTATCGTATTAAACATGGTGTATATCCCACATTTATTATAGTAAAATTAACGCAAGAAGAGCCAGAAGTAATGGATTTAGGCGAGGGTAATAAAGGGTTTATTTTGCCCTGGAACCTAAAAGGGCTTACTGACATAATTGGTGATATGCTGGGTCTGGCTGCTAAGGACTAAAATTTGTGATAAATCAACACTGGAGCTTATGTATACTGTACCTAATGTTGAGGTATATGTAATAGGTATAGTTTACAGGTATACTAAAGTTGAATATTCTCCCTTATAATTTCAGTATTTTTTCGATATTAAGAGAAATTTGAAGATATTAAAAATAGTATAATTATGGTTGATATGGTATTATTCTATAATAAGTTAAATATGAGGGGGATTATACATGAGTAAAATGGTTACCTGTAAAGCATGTAATAAAGAAATTGCAAAAGGAGTAAAAAAGTGTGTCCATTGTGGTAAGGACCAAAGGAACTTTTTCATGAAACATAAAATAATAACGGGGGTTCTTGTTATTATCGTGATTGCAATTATAAATTGGGGTTGTTTACACATATCGTCCAAAAGTTCAATAGAGATGCAACCTATCAATTAAGATAGGAAGTCATTCAGTTGATTAATTAGCAAATCAATTTCCAGA